GCGGACAGGCTGTTAATTGCGTCTGCGTCTGCGTCTGCGTCTGCGTCTGCGTCTGCGTCTGCGTCTGCGTCTGCGTCTGCGTCTGCGTCCACAGTATCCTTGGTTTCCACCGAAGCGATTTCCGGGATAACCTCGGGCGCAGTTTCAGCCGTTTCTTTGGCTCTGGTCTTGGTAGTTTCCGGAACAATTTCCTGAGCCTTGACCGGCTGCTCGACTTTCTGCGCTTGACCTTGTTCCTGGGTCGGCGCAGGCTTCTGAAGGGGAAGCTCTGGCTTCGCCGAATTGTCGTCCGTCCTGGACGTGGTAGCCTGGGACGGAGCCGGCTCTTCGGTGTCAGAGCTTCCCCTTTTTTCATTCGTTTCTTCGGCGCTCTGCGCTTTGGTCGGGGGCAGGGTCTCGAGTGCCGGAATCTTCACCTCATTAAGCGCGTAACCTTCTGCGAAACTGTTGGCCAGCGTGGCCACGGCGGTCGCTTCGGCATGGATTTGGCGAGCCAAGCGCTCGGAGCTCTTGGTGCCCGGATTGTAGTAGACGCTGAAATACTCGTCCTTCTTGAGCCAACCGTCACGGCCGAGAGACTGGTAGGAGACGTTCTTACGATCGCCGTTCTTGATCGCAGTGTTCATTGCCTCGAGTTTGTTGCGCATGTGCCGGGCGAACATACCTAGCGAGTTCACGCGGGCTCGAGCTGCTTTCGTATCACCCTTTTCGATCGCCTGGTTGATGCCGGCAACATGTTGAATCAGTGACAGCTGGTGAGCCTTGGCTCCACCATCCTTCTCGATCTGCTTGCTGACAAGATCGATTGCATCTGCCGGCGCCTCAGCTTGCGCGGCGTAGACCTGCTCGGCATCTTTGAGGGCCTTGGCGCCCTTGAGGATACGTCGCTGTTCCGGGGTAAGTGTCGCCTTGCCACTGTCAGCTTGGTAAAGGATCTGATCAGCGATCTGTATGCTCATGGCCTGCGGGGCCACGGTGGCTACGGCCACAGCCTGAGCGACGATCTTGGTGCCTTCGGGCGTGCTGAGATCGACCTCGGACAAGTCCTGGTCAGGCATCTTCATGCTCTCACGAGCCCAGGCCAAAGCTTCCTGGATCGTTGGTGTCTGCTCGATGGCGGTCAGGATCCCGACGTAGTTCGCAAAGATCTTGGCTTCTTCCCGAGCGTGAGGAACCTTTTCCATGAAGGAGGGGAGCTCTTCAAAGAGTTGCTTGTTGGCCTCGATGTTCTTAAGGATATAAGTCGCTGCGGCGACCCGGTCTTCCCGTGGTTGCCCCTCGTCATTGGCCAACTGCGCGAAGGTGTTGAGCGTCTCGAACCGGTTCGGGATTTTGCCTCCCTCGGCCGCTGCGCTTTGCAAATACGCCGAGACGGCCTCGGGCATCATCTCGAGGTCGGACTCTTGGATCTGAGACGCAGCGACTACGCTTTGGATGTAGGCTTCGACTTCCTCGCCCTTGGCGCCCTGGTCAGCGGCAAGAGTCTGGAGCGTTTCTGCTACGGCAGGAGCACTGTCCACGGCTGTTTGCACAGCCGGCGCCATGTTCTCAGGAGATATCGTTGACCCGGCCGCGTCCCTGGAAGCTATGTTTTCGTAGCGGTTGAGGATGACATCCACGAGGAGCTTTGTCGGGGTTTTGACAGTGAAACCTACAGCTTTCGCCGATAGAGCCAGAGCTGTTAGAGGTCCCTGGGTAAGCACAGTCGTGCCAGCACCGGCCGCGGCGCCCTGGACGATCGCATCGCCGACACCCATGGATAGATCCTGGTCGGGATCTGCACCTGAAAGCAAGACGCCGGCATTGGAGGCCAACTGGCCAGTACCGGACTGGATGCCTTCTTCGACTGTCTCCTTGGCCGCGTTGACAGTGAGGCCTACCGGATTGGACCTTTTGAAAGGAGCGAGTTCGATCCTCTCGACAAGCTTGCCTGTGGCAGCACCAACGAGAAATGGCAAGGGCGCGGCGATATTGCCTGCCTCGGATGCTAGACGGAGACGAGCAGTTTCTGGGGTTAGCCCGGACTGCAAGAGTGCCTGGTATTCCAGGCTTGCCTGAAGCTCGACTTCCGGCATATTCAAAACCTGCTGCTCAGCCTGAATAGCAGCGCCACCGCTTTCCATCGCGCCAATCGTGATTGGGAACTTAACTTGATCGATCGCTGCATCGAGCGTCCGAGTGGCGACACCCGCCACGCGGGGGGTGTTAATAGCTGCCAAACCCTTGGTTGCCGTCGAGAGAACCTTGGACGTAGGGCCACCGAGGAGCAGGGAGCCAACACCCTCAGACGAAAGAACGCCTAGCATGTTTGGATCTTCGATGAGACGTTTGCCGCCGCTGTAACCCTCACGAAGAACGTTAGCACCACGCGAAGCCAGCCAATCAACTAAGTTCTGGTCGTCTGCCTGGTCAGCTTCGAACGCAGCCTGGTTGTCCTGCGAATCGAGAAATGCCCTGATGCTGTTGACGTACTGCAGCTTATCGAGGCCTAAAGATTCCAGCAGGTGGGTACTTTCTGCCTGGGCCTCAGCAAGACCTGCGATCCCTCCAAGTAGTGCGTCTTTCGTAGGACCAGGAGCCAGGGTATTCCGTAACACACTGTCACCCAGCGCGATCGCGCCTTGGTTGAGGCCACCTATAGCGTCAACCCCGACGTCGTTGAGGATCTCCGCCATATCACGATCAGTGCCCGCGAGCCTGCGGATTTCGTGTCCACCGAGGGTGGTCGACACCAGCTTTTTATAAATATCCCAGCCGTATTTATCCTGGAATTCGAGCGGCGTGAGGCCGTCGTAGTCGTCGAGGACCTTGTTGCCAGCTGTCAGGCTATTGCCACGATCTTCCGACAAAGTGAGCGCAGCCATCGCATCGGGATCGGCGTTCGCCCAGTCGATCTGAGCCAGGTCAGCTTTAAGCTGCTCGGCCTCCGAGAGTGCGGACTTAGCCGGCATAACAGGCCCGGTGGAAGCAATCGTGGGAACTACCACGGACTGAGATACCAGAGGCGAGCCCGGAAACGGCTGGACCTCAAGAAGTGGCGTGTTCCTGGTCGAAGAAAAGCCCCCGAAGTCCATGATTGACGCGGGGTCAAAGATGTTAGCCATTACCTGCCCTGATTATAAAGAAAAAGTGGGATCTGATTTTAACTCCACTTTCACCGATAATCAGGAATTAATCCAGTAGAAAATCAGAAAGGAAGATTGGAGTTCGTGTTCGACCGGATCAGGGTGTCCGCGTTGATCTGCTCAAGTGCCCCTTGCATCTGACCCAGGAGGGCTTCATAGAGCAGCTTCGGTCCCTCGACGTCGACATTCGGGTGGATCTTCTTGCGCTCGGCCGCGTTGAAGTATGCCTGCTGAGCGGCCTGGACCTGCTGCTGCTGCTGCTGGATCAGTGCCGCGGCGCTCGCCTTGGTGCGAATAGCCTCGAGCTGTGTGATCGAGCCCTTGAGCCGTTCCGCGGGGGTCTTGCCGTCCTTGTTGTAAAACGAGGCGACCAGGCGGGCGAACTCGCCACCGTCGACAGTTAGCTGCCCAAAAAACCAGCGTGTACCAAACATGTTGCGGTCCACGGCATTCAGCATGAAGGCTGCCGCCATGTCTGGAGCAAGGCCGTATTTGTTCTGGACCGCAGCCATTTCGCCAGCCATGGACTCTACAGAGAGACCATTGTCGAGCAGGCCATTCTCATCCACGCCGCCCATGCGCTCGACCATGTCCCGGACGATTTCTTGACGGGTCAGGTTCATATTAGGGCGCTCGACGAGTTCGGTGAGCAGCGACTGATTGCCAAACATGTTGTCCGACGTAATCGTGTCGAGGATCGTTTGACCCTTGTTCACCAGGAATGTGCCTGCGTTTAAGAAATCCTGGTTCTGCGTCGCAGTGAGATCAGCCGCGGTAGCTTTCGTGGCCACATCAAGGGCTGCCTGTACCGGGTCGTTGGACCCGCTGGAATTGCTGGAACCAGGGGTATCGAACGAAAGGGCGCTCGTATCGCCAGACTGGTAAGCCTCGATCGCCGCCTGGAGCTGGCTGTCCGGAACGCTCTTAAAGCCTTCCCATTCTTCGCGAAGCCCGGCCATCTTGCCTTCCATGGACTTGGGGCCGGAAAGGCGCTTGTTGACCAGGTGCTGGAAGATTGCGTTCTGTGTGTCTTCGTTGAACACCGTGTCCGGCGACAGACCCATTTCCTTGGCCGCATCCTGCAGCGTGCTGTTGACGATTTGGAAGCGACCCATGGGAGTGGCAACCCTGCCGATCTGGCCCTTGACCCAGGCGCCGTATTCCCCGGAGAAGTCATCGAGCTCGCCGATCGTCTTCGTCGAAACGTCGACGCCGGCGAATGGGCCATTGTCCAACTGTGCGTGCGAGAAGAGCGTTGAATAATTACCAGCACCTTCGGTGCGATCGACGAGACTGACCAGGCCACTGAGCCCGGGAGGGGTCGCAGAAGCTCCCGGTGTGGTGGTCCCAGCCTGACGTTCCCGAACGGTCTGGTCGAGGATGAACGCAGCTGGGGATACGTCGCCGCCAAATAGGGCCGGACCCTGAGTTTCGAGAGCGTCCAGCGCCATGGTGATGACCTCCGTGGAGAGATCAGGGTTCCCACGGATCATCCGTGCTGCATCCTGGGGACTACCTGCCACTCCGACCACCTGGTTGAGGAGCGCCTCGACCTGAAGCCGATCGTTTCTGTCAAGGTTGGCATCACCCCATTCCTGATGGAGCTTGGCCATCGCCACGCCGGCGATATTGGTGTCCATGGTTCCAGCGTTGACACCAGAAATGCCGGCGGGGGTAAAACCTGCAGCAGCGAAGATCCCCGCGCTTTCCTTGGTCAATTGTTGTGCCTGAGCCAGGGCTGCAGGAGTATCCTGCGCAGCTAGGGCATCAATCTCTGCTTGTCGTTGAACGGCAGCCGGGCGGGCCGCTTCGAAGGCCTGGGTCTGATCGTTGGTCCAGACTTGCTGGCTGTTCGCCTCGGCCTGGTTCGCATTGTTCAGCGAATAACCCTGAGTCAACGTGCTGGTCTGGGTATCTCCCAGCATGTTGCGTCGGTGGGTATCAGCCCACTGGAGATCTTCCGGGGCGATTTGATTCCGGCTGAGGCCATCAAAGAGTGTACCACTCTTCAGGGCAGCATCGAGCTCAGCGGGATTGGTGAAAGCCGCAACGCGCGAGACGAACTCGCTCGAAGCCGCGGACTTTTGGCTGGTATTCAAGCCATCCAGTGTTTTGATGGCACTGTCAAATCCAGTGTCCAGCAGCTGGCCGGCAAGGCGCTGCGATTCCGTTACACCGGAAAAATTGGGGGCTGCTACTTCACGCCAAGTCAGAGGAGCCACGACATTATCCTTGAAACATTATGTCTGTAATCGAGTGGGATTATCAGCTAAATCGTCCGCGGAGCCAAGCGGTTCTTGTCGATGTAAGCCGCAGCTGCTGTCGGCGACTGACTTTCGGTGAAGGCTCGAGTGCGGCCACGATCTTCCAGGGTCGTATTGTACGACTGGATCTGGTTCGTGAGGTTCACGTTGGCGAAATCCTTTCCGAACTTAAATTGCTCCTTGGCCAGCTTGTTGGCTTCCCAGGCCTGCCACAGCGAGCCAATGGTCTTAAGACCACCGAGCGCCAGCTGGGCAGTATCCATGTTAAAACCAAGAGCACCACCATTGAGCGGCGGTATACCATTATTGGGGAAGATGTTTGTGTTCGCCGGAGCCGTGGTCTGTGGGGCATAAGCTGCCACAGGGTTCGAAGCGCCTGTGACACCATAGCCAGACAGTTCGCTGCCGGAGAGTACCGGGGTGGCGCCCATACCAAAGGCGAAGTCGTTTGGTTTGTACATGTTCGTCACCGTTCTTAGGTAAATGCGTCTGGCAGTGTGAGGCTGTATTTTGGGAAATTGTAGAGTAGCTCTCTCGACATTTCCGCGATTTCACTTCCGGTCATTAATGTCCGGGTCAGGAAAGTCGCGGAGCTCTCACTCGGGGGGCTGTTGCCAGCGTCGATGAGAAGCGTCGGATCAATAACCCCAGCACCATACCCGAAATTTTTGAAAAACTCTTGCTGAATTTTCAAAGTTTCAGCCGCGGCCTTTTCAATATAATCCAAAGCCTCAATTTGGAGGGCCATGGTGCTCTTGTTTATCGAGTTGGTGAAACCTTGGCCAACAGCACTGGTGAGCGCCAGCAAGTTGTCGACCCTGAGTAGATCACTCCAGTTGATGGTAAGTGCTCCGGCGGCCTGCATACTGGAGGCCGCAGAGCCAATGGCAAACATAAGCACGGCCCCAACGACCGGTCCAATAGGGCCGAGGCCTGACAGGAGAGGCTCCAGGAGCTGCATCAGGATCATCGCAGCCAGGGCATTGATGACCGCGCCGGCGATCGCCGCGGTCATTCCGGAGAGACCAAGGGCAGTTCCCAGTGCAAGGTGTGGGCCGAGGAGTCCGAGACCTGCACCGCCGGTGAAGATTACACTTACAGCGGCAATGACGACGATGACGATGACCTTGAAGAACCAGGTTTCCCACCATTCCTCGACGTCGATCTCGTAACAGTTGAAGACGATATAGACACAAAAAGTTGCGACCTGCGTTGATTGGATCAGCGGCGTTGCACGCCAGGTCCCATAATGGAGAGGAATAATGAAGCCCGATTCTTTAGGGTCATCAAGCGCTGTCCAGGCGGTTGTCTCTACGGCATATGAGCTATAGACAAAATTTCTATGTATCATCCCGGCAACCTCAAGGTAGCTGTGGATGCTGGCCGTCTGCTGCCAATAGAGACGGAACGTCTGCAGGTTGTCATTCCCGGTAATGGGTGGCTGCTGGGTGAACCAGAGATCCCCAACCTTGGCCCCCGGCTTTCCGAGGCCGGCGCCATATGCTTTAGTGACAAAGTTCCATTGAAGACGGATGTCATAGGACGTTGAAAGTCCTGTGGTGCTGGTGATCCGGGTCTCATTGGTAGGCATACTCTCTACGGTGGTATTGCCCTCAGCGATCCAGAGTGGATATGCGTCAGTGCCTCGCAGCTGACTTCGCCGAAGATCATCGAAGAACTGGTAGAGGTAGCGTTTACCGGAGTTGTCAACGGTATTGAGGGAAACTCCGAGGACGATGTAGGCGTGGTCGATGTCACCAATACTTGGGTTTGCCGCGAGCTGGGTAATCAGTGCCTCGAGACGGGATCCGCTGGTGAGCTTCTTGTAAGCATTCTTGACCTGGGCATAGGCGGACGGCTCATTTGTTTCCGACAGAAACGCATTATTAAGGCGGATGGGGAGGAACGGGAAGAAGTCACCCTGAGCCGCGCCAGGGGAAATTAGGGCATCAAATTCCGTCGTTCCAGCAACTGCGTAAATGAATACGTCCCGGGCATCGATGGCTCTCTCAACCATCTGGGTGTCAATGCGCCAGGACCTGTTTTCAGACAGGTCCACCATATGGTGCATGGTTTCAATCGAGCCAGTTACCATGGTGGACGTCGTAGAGATTATGACCGATCGACGATACACCTTATCGAGGATGCCGTCGTCTACTAACGTCCAACCCGCGGTAGAGGGGTAGGGTTGCCCAATGGCGAGATTAGTGGTGGTACCACTGATCAGAGAGCCGGCGATATCGTCGGCTATAACGCCGTAGTAGGCGTAGAGATACCAGGCCGTGGTACTAAAACTGGGGTTTGCAAGCGTGATGAGCACGATGTCATCTATTGCAAAAACCAGAGTGGCTGTAGTTCCCGCGGCGTTGATCGAGTAGGTCCAGGGGAGGGCCATGTCACCAGGTCGATTTTCCCGGATCCAGCGCAGCACCCAATATCTTGAACGACCCTTGGCAAAGAAATAACTCTGTGTGAACCAGATAGGCGTAGCCAGGATCCCAGAGACAATGCCTTCGACCGTTATTGGGCTTGTGTAATCACCAGCGGATTCAATATTGCCAGTAGGCAGGCCAATGAGACCATAATTGGTCGGATCCGCTGCCCATCGGTAAAAGGACCGCAGCTGCAGCGCCGGCCCACGCAGGTATCCTTCTTTCAGCGTCTCGGTGATACCACCAGGCTTTGGTGAAATCTGCTGGCCAACCACTAGGGTCTTCAGATAGTTCGCTCGTTCAGCGATGCTACCCGCAAGGTTGTAAACCACCGAGGCGACTGTGACTTGATCGCCCACGACTATTAACTGCCCAGAGCGTTCGCAGCACGGATGGCTATGAGCACTTCATCCAGGTTGGCGTTGCTGAACTGGGCGGGAGCCAGGAGGCCTTCGTCGATCGTCTTCTGCGTGATCCAGGCGTCAGAGAAGATCTTCGCCACCTTAGTTTCGGCGTCACGCTGGTAGGAGTCGATCTGCTGGGTATATAGATCCTTCTGTTTGCCAACAGCGCCGACGACTGTTGTGACGTTATCGGAACGAGTGTTCATGGTCTGGGACCGCTGCACTTCCATCTGTTCGATGAGCAGTTTTTCCTGCGCTGGCAGGATGGTCGTGTTGGTGATCGTAAGACCGTTACCCTGCAGCACCAGGTTGGCGATCTGAGCTTCGGCGGTGAGATCAGACCAGTAGGCCTGATCCGCACCAATGAGGAACTGCTGCGCTGCCCCGAGAGCTGCACTGACGATCGCGGTGTACGCTTTGGTGTACTCGGCACCGGAAATCCGGTTGGCCTCATACTCGACCTTGAGGTGAGCTACGAGGCTCACCATCAACTTGTCGAACACACCCTCACCGCCGACAGAGCCGGTGGTGAGGTCAAAGATCGTCATCTTTACGGGAGATGCAACGGGCACAGTCTTACTCCATTATCAGAATAATCAGGGGTGGATTAAATAATCAATCCATGCCCTTGGCAGCTGCCTGTGTGGCGGCAAGACGGGCGAGTTCCTGGGTGGTGAGCTGCGGGAGCACCTCGAGAGCAAACTCACGGGCCATGGAGGTTTCGATTTGCTCCTTGCCGTTGACCTTGCGGACCTTGATCTGCAGGAACTCCCGGTTCTTGAGCTGCTGATAGATGATGAAAGGGAGGTGGTAGCCGTTCTCGGTCTGCTCGCCGTAGGGAACGAACTTCCGGACGGCGCCAAGGAACGAGTTGGCGACGGTGAAAATCTCGCCCGGCAGATCCTTCTTGGCCGGGTTGAGGTTCTGGATGCGAACCCGGACCAGCTTCATCTGCTCGGCGTAGAGTTGTTGACGGATACGCTGCTTGGCGGCGATTTTGGACTCTTTGATCGACGCAGGAGCCAGAGGGGCCGCAACGCCGATTATGCTGTCTTTCAGAGTTGCAATCTGGGCTTCCAGGGCTGCGATTATATCGTTCTGGTTCGCCGATGCGGCCGATGCGTGGGTCTGGCCTTCGTCGTTTTGGCTGATCCCATCGGGGTTATCGGAGTTGTCGTCGTTTTCCTGAAGGGCCTCACCCTCGAGCCTGGCATTGATCTTGCCCTTGAGGGTCTCGGCGCTGATGTTGTTCGAGAACGAGATACCCATCAGCCGGGCACGGCTTTTGAGCATGTCGAGCTCAGTCACCTGAAGTGCCTCATCTTCATCATCGGGCTCTTCCACAGCAGGGAGCGTGGGTGTGGGTTTGGTTGTCTCCGCGGCATCCTGTTCGGCCTTGGCCTTCAGGACATCTGCAAATAGGTTCTCGGAACTGCTGGGGTTGGGCATGTGAATTTCCTGCAAAATGTGGGTCGGAGTCTATGAAAAGAGGGAGAGAAGTGACTCTCTCCCTCCTGTGTTTGCTATCTGGATCCGCCGCCTATTAGATAGGCGCGACGGTCTTAATGAGGCCGATACGCTCGGGCCGCTTGACCAGGATGCCGTAGTACCACTTGATCGAACTGAAGCCGGTTTCGCCATACGGGTCGTTGCGGTCGGCGGTCTCTTTGCCGGGCATCTTGGTCATGACCGAGAATTTCACGGTCTTGCCGTCGGTCTGGAAGCCGATCGTGGTGAACGAGTCATCACCGATGACGAGCAGCGGGAACACGTCGTAGTTGCCACCGGTGTTACGGTAGCCAAGATTGCCGCCGGTTACGGTTGCACCAACGTCTGCCCAGTGCAGCATTTCCGGAACCTGAACGATGCGGAACGCATCGATGGTGCCAATCTCGCCGTTGAGGATCGTGCCGGCGTCGCCGTACTGCTGGACCGGGATGAACGCCGGATTCGTGAAGGTATCCTGCATCGCCTTGAGTAGGGGAACCAGTTCCGAACCAGTGAACATTACGCGAGCAGCCGGCAGCGTCTTGGTGTCGACGAGACGCGAACCGGTGATGATCTTGGTCTGCTTCGGGGTACGGTTGTCCATGAGCAGCTGATCGAGACGCTGGAAGTCAGCGTAGTCGACCACGGAAGGCGTAGCACCTTCACCGGTGATCGTGCCGTTGGTAGTCGCAGCGCCGGCGTAGAGGATGACACCAGCGTTGGTGAGCAGGTCCTTCTGAAGCACGGCCTCGGTGATCTGCGTCGCACCATTGACGAGCTCGCGACTCAGGTGGTTCATCAGCTCATCGTCGGAATCAAAGTCGAGCGCCTCGGCAGTGAACTCGGTGAAGAAACCGAACTTGCTGATCGAGCCTTCACGCTGCAGACGGGTGAAGCCAACACGGTTCACACGGCCGCCGGCCTCGGACAGGACCGGGAGCTTGGACGCGATTGTGCCAATGTCCTTGGACGAACCATAGAGGTTGCCATCGACGATCGTAGCGCCGGCGGCGTCGATGCCCATGTCGTTGACGTTGCGTTCGTCTAGCAGCGGGACGTACTCGTAGACCTTTATGGTCTTGCCGAAGTGCTTGGGCATATTCATCGTCGAGGCGAGCGGCATGAAATACTGCTCTTTGCGGGCCTCGATGATCGCCTTCTTCAGCCAGAAAAAGGTCTGCATCTGGGCAGAGCCCGTAAGGTCCACGTCCGAACGAGTGCCACCCGGAGTCAGGGTTGGTGCATTATAATTCAGCATTTTGAAAATTCCCTTGCGGGACCAACCCGGTTACTCGAACTCAGAGGCGGTCCTTGAACTGTTTCAGAAACTCGTCGTCTGCCATCTCTAGCGGATTAACGAGGGCGCCTGACTTGCGGGCTGGCGTCGTTTTGGTTGACGCTGCTGCCGCAGCTTTGTCACCATTCTGAACCTGGGCCTTCGGAGCTGCGGTGCGAGTCGCGATCACTTGGGGCTGCGGGGTATCCCCCGACAGTGTCTGGATCGGCACTTGGATCGTCTTGAAGCCGTTAGTGGCCTGCAGATGATCCCCGGCAAGCTTATAGGCTTGTAGGAACGGCGTAGTCGGAGTGATTCGGCCGAACATCTTCTGACGGTCGATCTCAGCAACGATTTGGCTGTAGACACCATTTTCGCGCTGGGATTGGATAACCCCTAGAACCTGCGGCGATTCGAGGAGAAGCGCTTTGCTCTCCGCGTCCCACGTCTGGTTGATAACTCGAAGCGTCTCATTGCCGCTGGGATTGGACTGAACGTCTCCGAGCGCCTGATGAAACGCCATCTCCTTGTCACTGACAGAGTGGCTCTTCGGAGTGTACTCTGCATTATCTCCGATATTCAAGTCAAGAGGGTCGATGCCCGATTCCTTGATTAATTTCTTAATCGCGTCCGGATTTTTGTTGTTAATGTCAATCAGAAACGACAGCTTGCCCTCGTCGAGCAAGTTGGCCTTCTCGAGCATTTTCAGAGTTTTCAGGGCCGGCTGCAGGTCCTGGATCTTCCGGCCGTAGCCGGCGCCCATCTGCATCAGACGGAGTGCCTCTTCGGGAGTGTTCAGCTTGATCTCACGCCCGTTCGCCTTGAACGGCGCCATGACCTGCTTGAAAAACGCCTCGTAGTCGACAGGCTTTTCCGCGACTTTTGCGGCTTCAGCTGCGGCGACGACCTTAGGATCCTTTGGGTCAACAACTGCGGCAGCGGCTATTTTGGGCTTGCCGTTGGCATCGAGCTCTACAGCTGCATCGACTTTGCCACCGTCCTTTGTGCCCTTGGTCTTGTCGGCTTCCTTGGCTGCGGTCAGCTCGTCGGCGGATTTTTGTTCGGGGGTCTTGGCATCTTCAACAGCTTGAGCAGCAGCCTCAGTGGCCTTCGCGGCTTCATCGGCAGCTGCCTTTTCCTCATCGGTCTCGGGCTCAGCAACAACAACAACGGCAGTAGCGGCAGTCTCTGCTTCGGCGACTAGTTCCTCTGGGGTCTTGGCGGCAGGGGCTTCAGTTTCATCCGAAGCCACGACTTCAGGCGCATTGATGTTCAGAAAGTCGTCATCCGACATCCCGAGGTAGTCTTTGGTCGTAGCTTCGGAGGTTGTCATGGCTGGTTATTCCATTTCTACCGAGCGCAACTCGTCGAGCGCTGCATGCATATCCGGAAGCTCCCGATCTGCTACGGCGCCCATTTGGACCATCATCGAAAGATAGCGTTTCATGTGGCCGGTGGCTTGAGCCATGGCCAAAGCATCGGCACGTTTGTTCGAGTCGAGTATTGGGTCGGCGGAGAGCTGGACCAGGCGGGCGGCCTCGGTCGTAAAATAGTGATCGAGGAAGAGCGTTTTGAACTCATGGTTGCCAGCGAGTTTGATCGCCATGTTGCGGCGGGAGACCAGGTCCTCGGCATCCTTGATGCCCTGCTCGAGGTCTTGTAGTTCTGACATTTGAATTCCTTGGGTTTTGTGGGTTGTACAATTATAAGTTTATCCCCGGCGATAATGCCGCGTCAATACCTATGATAAATTTAGAGCCATTATGCTGATAATCAGAGGATGCTTGGCGTCCTCGGATCACCATCCCGCTTGGTCAAAGAGTTGTAGCCAACGGCCGCTTCAATGTTGCCTCCCCGCTCGTTAGGTTTTCTTGGTTTGAGTAGGGATTTGGTCACCTCGAGGTTTTGGTTGCCGGTTGACTGGGCGACCTGTTTCTCCAAGGCTCGGGTATGCTCGGTGCCGGTTTCCTGTTCGACGGTATCAAGGACGACCTGTTCGGCGTCGGCCATCTTTTTCTGGGACTCGGCCTGGTTCTTCATGATCTGTGAATCGATCAGAGCAATCTCTTTCTCAAGCTTCATGACCTCCAGCTCCTTGGCCTTTTGAACCAGAGGATCAGGCTGAGGTGCGTAAGCTTCGATCTTGTGCTGCAGCTCGGGCATACGCTTGAGACGCGCGATCTCAGACAGGATCAGCTTGGTGACCTCGAAGTCCATGTTTGGGCCCATGGTCTGGAGCATAAACGACAGGTCCTGAGCTTTCGCAGCGTCGATCTCCGCGGTGGAGATGTCGACTTTGAGGTCGAACTCGCCGGCGACGCTGTGCAGATCCTCACGTTTTATGGTGACGAAGTTCTCGTTGGTGACGGCAACGATTTCCTCTTCCGAGAGGAATTCGGCATTCATGGCGATGATCTTCTTGCCAATCGCAACCATGCCGGCAGCAAGTCGGCGGAGGATCGCCATTTCACGCTTCGAGGAGGCGTCGAGGATGCCCCTGATACCGGCGGCGACGTCACCATAAGCATTGCCAGAAAGCCCTCCGGAGAATGCTTTCACACCCGTCAGGGCTTCAGCTTCCTGGTTCTGCAGGCTCAACATCAGCATCGCTGATTGGGGGATCTCGGGGTACTTGTGCTCGAACATGCCGTGGTTCGGTGGCATATTCGGGTTGTACTCGTAGTCGAGGCCCGACTCGTAACGGCGCTTGTTGAGAACATCGAGCATGCCTTTGGCAAAGCCCTGCTGGGCGTTGGCCGATCGACCCAGCAGATCTACCATGCCGCGCGTAACAGCACCCAGGACCTTCTGGTTTTCCTCGAGGAGCTCAGCATCCGGCTCGCCCAGGACCTGCCGTTTCACCGGCATGTAGGGCGCAACGACAAAGGGGTGCTTCCCGTCCGGGAAGGGATTTTCCTCCAGGCGAACGAGAACACCCTCGACCCAGGTAGCCACGATGGGAACCAGGGTGCCATCACCATGGATGTCATAGTCGCCCCAATACTCGTGGGCGACGACCCGCTTCCGGAGTGCATCCTTGTAGTTGAAGTTGATGTCCGTCGACTGGGGCGCATGGTTCGGCTCCAGGATGGTCGTGGCGCCTTCCCAGTTCACGAACGTGAGGTTCTTGTACCGCTTGGGCTCTTTCTTGAGCTCGGCCTGCGAGGTCTCGAATGAGACGATGACGAAGCCGGCCTTTTCGATGTCCCCACCACAGGAGGGATCGAAGTATAGGTTCTCGATGTTGACCACAGCCAGAGTGGGCCGGTTGTCGATGACCTTCTCGACCTTCACCTTTTCGGTGCCGACCTGAACCGCAACGTTGGGCGTCCCGGTTTCCTGGAAGAACTGGCAAGCAGCGATAAGCGCCGGATCCAGCTTAGAATACTCATTCGGGTTAGTCTGGCGCAGCTGCTCGGCCTGCTCAAGAGCCTGGATGTCTTCCTGGCTTTGGGGCTGCCGGTATTCCCAGACCGGGACCTCTTCTTCGACTTCGGTCGTGATCCGGTTCCAGCCGCAACGCACGACAACGGTGCCCTCGTCGACGCAGGCACGGACGTAATTATCGATGAAGTTGACGCGGTTGATCTTCGTGCGGAACTGCCAGTTTAGGATCAGTTCGTTCTGCTGGGCGGCCTTTGCATCTTCCCAAGTCGTCGGTGAAACATTAAAGGTCTTTTCCGATGAGTTGAAGGGCTCGGTCAGGGCTGAGTAGCGCCACTCCGCCTGACGACGGATCAGCTTGGGCTGGATCTGGGAACGGCCCTTGATCTTGGGCGGCTTGGCCTCGCCCGTGATATTGTTGAGGTCGTTCCACTTCCTAACCTTCAAAACAAAGGTGTCATGCGCCGGCCGAGAGGCCTCAAGGTCCTCCTGCAGCTTTGCCGTCGTTGGCTCGTTTGCCCACTTTGTCAACTTGGGTGCCATTGCCGGATTGGTCGGTATAAGATCTCGAGTCTCAACAGCTTCGGTGTTGACCATTTTCAGAACCTGTGAACGATTATTGAGATAATCCTTACAGGACTTTCCCAGAGATTTCTATGAATATCACAAAATTGATTATTAGTCAGAACCATTCGGTGAAGCGAGCTCGCGCACCGAGCGTCGGGTGATAGACGAAGCATTCCACCCCCTGGCGGTTTACATAGCCGTTGCGATCGTGCCAGCCATCGGGAGCCGACGGAGAGCGAACGTATTCAATCTGGAGATGCTCACCCTCAACCTGCGTCTTGCCACTGACCATTGTGGTCATCCCGTTGTGATCTTTCTCGCGCAGGTAGGCGAACTCACTGCGGCTCTTGCGGTCCTTGTGGTGGACATGGTGGAGGAGCCAGTAGAGGTTGGAGCAGTCAGAGATGTGCTCCCGGGCTTCCTTGACCATCAGGCCGTAGAGCTTCTCTTCTTTGGCTCCGTCGCCGTGGGTCAGGCCGAAGAGATTGTTTTCGAAGCGGTAATATTTGCGATGCGCTTCGGACAGGTTGTACTCAGTGCTATGAACAGCAGGGTTCCCACGGAGGCGGCCGGCGATCGCCTGAGACAACGCCCACCCTATCAGCCAGTCGTGGTTTGACATGCAGTGAACCAGGTCGACATCAGCGACCTTGGTGCATTCGTTGATCACCTCCTCGACTGCCTCGGCGGCGTCCTTAAAGCCCTGGAAGATTGTGCCGTCGCTGTCTAGGAACGTGCCACTGGTTGTGGTCGAACGCGGGGTGTCGACATGGAGGATGTCGTTGCCGAGCACGAAGAGGATCCGGCCGATGCCCATCGGTTGAGCCAGGCGAAGCAAAGCTTTCGTGCCTTCAACGACACGATGCCGGGCAACCTTGCGATTGTAGCTGTAACCAGTCTCGGACTTCACGCAGAGTTTGAGGAAGTGGATATCTGCCAGGTCGATAATCAGCAGGTGTTCACCATTACCCCTGGGTGCTCTCCGTGGCTCCAACTTCTTAAAGCGTACCGGCGCCTCGAGCACCGCTTCCCGCACCATGTCATAGATGGCGATGTCTTTGCCGGTCTGGGGGTTCCTGACGAACAGGGAGTAGCCGTTGCCGTTATCGTCTTTGATGATCTTCCAGAAGTGGGCAAGGTTCTCGGGATTCTCGATGCCACCAACGGCGGCTGCTTGTACGATCTGGGGGTCAAGTTCCGGTTTGGACAATGTTCGTATGACGGCATTTTTATGGACGCCAATCAAGCGGCCGATTTCGGTGAAATTTGGTGTGCCGTTACGTTTCTTCACAGAACGCGACAGCTCCCAGATCCGCGCATAGGTCTCTGGGGTATGGTGACCAATCATTATGGGGTCCTGCGAGAGGAGGATTTCTGCCCGGCTTCAATGACGCGGTCCAACCGTTCATTAATGCCGTCAAGCCGCTTTTCCATGCGTTCGCCGACTTCGGTAATCGTTTTGGATACGGCCTCGAACTCGCGATTGACGTCATCCTTGGAGGTGTAAGTCTCGGCGACGTGGAGCTTGTAGGCTTGAAGAGAATCTGAAGCAATTTCGGCTTTGGTCTTGGCAGCCAGGGCGGTCATACTGGCAACATCTGCCGCCGAATTGATCCTGCCTTCGATACGCCACCAGACACCGCCGACGAAGCCGACGATGGTGATCAGGCCCAGGATCATTTCCCAGGTGATATTTCCAGTCATAATGGTGGTTCCGCTACTGAGTGATTATCAGGATAATCAGTGTGGCTGGGAACAGCAGTTGCGGAAATTGTAAAGCACTACTGGGTTGAGATGAACAGGCTAGAAGCTAGGAATTCACCTCTTGAATCGGCCGACGATAAGCAGGCTGGCGTCCGCAAGGACAATGCCGGGAACGAGGATCTTGGCCATGTCTTTGATGTCGGGGGGCACATCAATGACAACGAGGTCCAGGCCAAACCAGGGATTGATGATCTGGAGGGCAAAGATGGCAGCCCACCACAGGCCAAACGGTACAACAATCAGCCAGCGGCCAACCGATGTGGCAGACCATGCCCGACCGGCTTCAACCACAGCGATGTCTCGGGCAGCCTCGATGCCCTTGATGGTTCGTTCAGCCTCGAGAGCTTCGGTGTCGTTCTTGGCGGTGAGCTTTGCCTGGTAAGCCGCGAGAAGTGGGTCCGTGAATTGCTTCACGATCCCACCACCGAAGAAGGCGAGAATGGCCTGGAGCATTAGGTGGACCACCCCATCTTCTTGGCCAGCCAGTAGAAGCCCTCGGTCGCGACGGCGATGACGACGCCGACCAAGACGTCAACAGCAGAACCAATTGCGGTGAGCACTTCCGGGTCACTGGCCAGCTCTTCCGCAAGAGCCATTGACACGACTCCCTTGGCAGCAAAGTAGCCTGCGAGGTATCGTGCGCCGATACGCAGGAATGGTGATAGTTTCAATTATGCCTCCTTGGCAACTGCGGTGAGTGTGCGGGATCGCTGGTAGTTAATTACCGCACGAATGAAGAGGACGGCCACGGCCACGCCGAATAGCGCGACGAGTAGCCAAGTCGGAAAGGACCCTACGTTGTCGATAGTGACACCACCGGTGGGAACCATAACCACAGCACCACCAGCCTGAGCGCCGGCGGACTGGCTGGCCTTTTTGGCCTCTTCCTTGAGTTCGGCTTTGGTCAGCACCCAGCTCAGAGCCCTGGCTTCAACGTTGATGATACGTCGCGACCAGCCCTTGCCGAAGGTGTTCCAGATCGCGAGAGACTTGAAAAACGAAAGCCTCCGCGCGCAGTGTGACTTAATAATCTTCGCATGGTCAGCCAACATGACAGCCCTGCGGGTAACCGGACCCATCTTGCCATCAGCTTTGACGCCGACGACTCGCTGGAGATCCTTCACGCTGCGGGATGGGCCGGAGTTGACGCCGTAGTCGAAGACAGCGAGATCGAGCCCGGATGGGAGATCGTCGCCGCAGACTTTGTTCCAATAGTTCACCTCGTAGATGCCGGCGATCTGAACGTCGGTGAGGTTCCTGATGTCGAGATGAGGGAAGCTGGCTGCAGCAATTCCCTTCTTGGTTCCCTTTAGGATTCCGGAGCCGACCTTACCGCCGGTCCAGTTACCCGGGTCCTTGCGGTTCATGGTAAAGCCACCTTCGTGGACAAGGACCTCAGCTAGGGATGCTGTGAAGTTTTTCCAAGCCATGAGAAGTAATCCGTTGAAAATAGCTGAATGGGTTTGTTGGGAATGACCCTAGCAAAATCATTCACACATTACTAGTGATTATCAAACGAAGCCACGCTCGTCGAATTTGGCGAGTGAGCCATGCGCGGATTGGCTCGCCAGATCGCGTTGTTCAACAGTGAGGCAGTCAACTTCGAAGCCTGCCAGGTACTCCTGACCTTTCATGATATTATCCACCCCGCTCATGTGGGAGTAGACCTCGTGTGCCACCCGTTTCCGGAACGCATTATGAAGGTAATGCGGGATGACAATCTCCTGGTTGAGATAGCCGGCGCCGGTGTCGAGCAACTGAGCATGCTCTGCCTGATAGATGAGTGTCAGGGGCTCGGCATTAACCGGAGTTGGCACGTAAAGAACCAGGGGGTTTGGAGTAAACACGGAGCCAGTATTATCAGCGTCATTCAGTGGCACCTTACCATATTGATCCCAAACCTCGAGGACACGGATCAAATCATCCTGGAAGGGATTGGCCACGGTGTCAGTGATGTAGTGGACGGTGACAGTCGGGTCATTGGCGCTTATGGTGTACTTCGAGAGTAGCTCATAGCGAGTGATCGTAGTCTCCAGAGTGACGATAATTTCCTCCTGGCGTAGGACGAATCGGCTGTACACCGCAGTGAGTGCGGTGTTCATGTACATGATCAGCTGTGGGTGCTTTCCCTCGATGATCACGCCGGATCCCGAATTGCTGATCGACAGGTTGGACAGCTCGCCGAAAGAGAGCTGACGGAGGAAATCAGAAATATTCATGGTTAATCACCGAGTTAATCAGACAATGTAGGAAGCAAGCGCGCTATGCTCATTGGCGGCGAGCTCATCAGCTGTCCAGTCTGGACCACCATTGTGGTCCATCATCGGGGCCTGCTCACTCGGTTTCCAAGCGTTGAGGTACATTAACATGGAAATCGTATCGAGGCAGTCGTCTTTTCCTTTAAGGCCATTTTTTGTGGCCATTCGAATCTGACCATAGAAATGCCCCATGACCTTGGAGGTCCTCCACTCGGTCGGGAAATACATCTTTCCGGCCTTGAAAAGGGGCACCACCAGGTTGAAGCGAGCGAGTTTGTTGATCACTGGCATGATGCCAGGCTCCCCCGACTTCTGGGAGGAGGCGAAGTTGAACCAGATGTTCCGAGTGAGCATCTCACTCTGCAGCCACTTGATGAAGGCCCGCTGTTGCCCAGAGATCTCGATCCCGACGGCTTGTGGGTGGTATATTTGAACCAGACGGAAGAGCTCGTTGACCGGCTTCTCAGCGGTGGCCCGTTCGCAGTAGCCGTCCACCCAGAACCAGTCGCCGTTGGAGTTGTGGGCCCAGACCGAGATAACTGAATAGTCGCTGGTCTGCTTGTCCGAAGTAGCAAAGTCTGTGGTGATATAGAAGTTGTATTGACTCTTGCGCTCGAGCAGCTGGATCCTCGAGAACTCCCGGATCTCCGACTCCTGGACCAGACGTTCTTCGTCGCTCGAGATCCGGAGCATCAGTTCCTGCATGAAGCCTTCAACGGTGCCACCGAGTACCGCGTTTTCGTATTGCTCCATGATGAATTCATATGTGAAGCGATCGTCCCAAGCCCCGATGAAATCTTCCCTGGTGCAGGGAAAACGCTCACATACTGGCCAGACGTTGACATCCCAGGCGCCGGACTCGACCGCCATGATCAGGATGTCTTGCTGGTTGAACGGCGTGCCATTGAAGATGATCTTCCGGCGGGTCGGGTCGAGGGCGTAGTTGATGCCTTTGTGGACCGTATCACTGATAGATTGCATCGACGCTCTGGACTTGGCGTCGTCGTCGGAAACGAGGTCGTCGAGCACAGCAAGCTTCGGACGCTTGCCGAAAATCTTGGTTCCGCGGATACCGGTTTTGGCACCGAACATCTTGATGCCGAAGCGCTTACCTTCCTTGTTGGTAAACTCGATATAACTGTCCGTGAAGTGAGCCTCGGGCAGCCACTCCTGGAGAAACTCCGAATTCTGGTAGCGAAACTCCAGGTTCTTGCGCGCCGACTTTACACCGTTGTCCATCGAGTCGGACACGTAGATCATGCTGTCAAGCTCACCGAACTCAGGCAGATAATGGAAAATGGCGAGGATCGGAGCCAGGTACTCAAAGAACAACGTAGTCTTGGCGGCACCTCGAAAGCAGAGGTTTGCAATCTGGGTCGACTTAGAGCTGAGCTTGTCCAGCATCTTCAGATGAACCGGTGGCGTTTTGTGACTTTCCCCCTCTTTGCCGTTGATCAGCTTTACTAGGTTCATAAAAACGAGGCTGAACTCAGATGGCACGTAATGACCGTCGTTGAGTTCGGTGTAGTCGACACCATCCAGCCATTGGTCGAGTGTCTGTTTGATGATCGTGCGGCCAGTGAAACTGACGGTGCTGTCAACCTCGTTGGTCTCGATCGGATCACTCATCAGTAATCTCATCACGAACCAACCACGTCAGCAGCTCGTCCTTGGCGTCACGTATCTTCTGGCTGTCCATCGCCGCCAATTCGTCGGGATACTCCGGCAGGACACCCTTCGACATAAAATCACGAACGAATTTCACTACGAGAACATAGTGATCCCTGTCATCGAGATAAACATCACCTGGGCGCTCATCGGTCTCAACCGCGCAAAGCGCCACACGAATTCCTTTAATGGTTCGGAGTCTAATTGCCATCGACAAGCTCCTCGTCACGGACCAGCCTTGAGGCTGCGACGTCAATCGTTTTCATGTTGCCGGCCTCGATCGCCTGCCGCTGCTGCTGGGCGAGCTGGGCCAGCGTGGCCTTCATCTCCGCCATACCTGAGGTCTCCGCGGTATTGAGGTTAATTTGGAAGTCACCCTTGGGCTCGGGCTTCTTGAGGTGGGTGAGCAGAGAATTGGCCGCATCCGTCCGAACCTTCTCGCTGGTGGCGTTCAGCATCAGATCGGCCTGAACGTTGAGTGCCTTCTGGAAGAGGTCCTGGTTGAGCACCCAGGTGGGAACCAGGGATTGCTCCATGATCAGGTTGACCATCTTGCCGCAGTGATACGCCGAGACGTAGGACGAGATGTCTTTCTTGGAAGTGCCCTTGGCGAGGAGGTTTGCGTATCGCTGTGGGAAGGCCCGGGCATACGAGTCTTCGTTGGTGTAGCCCATCAGCTTAAAGCTGACGTAGGCGACTGCATGGACGTAGTCCTCAGTCTTGAACCTACCTTCCTTGAGGACCACCATGTAGCTGACGAAGTTGTCCCGAATGTTATCGGCAGCGATTGGATCCGCAGAGATCGCGTTCAACGTGTCGACCATCACCTGGGTCACTGATGCCCGCAGGTGTGAGGGCAGGGCGCGCTTGACGTCCGCCTTGGTCAGAAGAACCAAGGAGGAAGACGGAGCCACCACTCCCGTACCTGGTGTTGGTACGGGCGCTGGCTGCAAGGGGGGCGTTCCGAAAAGGGACGGGGTCGTCATTATATCTATTGCCTTAAACGGATTTTATGGTAAACATTACCACCATATTGAAGAACCACACCAGATAATCATTTCCGATTACCAAACCATTTAGTTCCCTCGCAGCGTTTGTGGGTTTCTGCTGCTGAGGTGAGTGGGGCCGAGAGAGGGGGGAACACTCCTTCCCCTGAGTTCTCTTGGCCCCTTTTTCATTTTCATACCAGAAAGTGCGGGAGACCCGTGTTCGGGATAACCGTGACGGCCCGGCTATCCCAGAGCTCGATCATCCAGAAGTCCTTACGATCGGTGACCTGGAGCACCTGACCAAATTCCAGTTGGCTCCAAACCGTCCAGTTGATGATGAACTCATGCAGCTGTTCAGTGGGGAGGCCAGCCCGGGCTGTCATCAGCCGTACTTCTGTGCCTTCCTTGAGCCATCTGCGGATCCGGTCGCACATTGGCTTGATCGGCTTTCCGATCTTGGCGTAGTGGAAGTCACGGCTGTCGTGAAAGACGATGGTGCCGTCGAGGTCGACGCCAATCCAGCCCTGATGGTTGCTCATCGAAGCACCACTGGGCCCTCAGCCCGGACTAATCGCCAGTCGACCAGGCTTTCGGGTGTGGCTGTAGAGTTGGCGATGATGCTTTCTGGCTTATCGTCAACCCAGATGTCAGGAATGAAATCTTCGCTGAAGTGGGCACAGTACCACTTCTTGGCGATGCCGCGGCAGTAGATGACGGGTAGGTACTTCTCCACCTCGACGAGTGCCGAGGTCCGATCGAGGCGCTCGTCCCGGGCTGTCACGATACGGACGTCGTGCTTGAAGAAGCGAGCGACCCTGATGACCCACTGCCAAAAGCGTGGATCCCTGGAATAGGTCAGATCATAGTCGAGTGCGATCTTCATTTTTTGGAGGCACCTTTACCTTGCTGGGTTTGTTCGAGCAGCTCACGGGCCTTGTCCGCATTGAGCTCTTGCCCGGTGAAGGCAAAGAACATCCGCCGCAGGGCCGTGACCGCGAGCTTGGTTGGGATGATCTGGGGGAGGTACTCGGTCACAGCATTGCTCACGGTTGAACCTCTTTCAAAGCAGCAATGGCCTTTTCACGGGCCTCGTTGAAGAGCTCACGAGCCCTGGCCTCGGGCAATTCCTTGCCCGTCAGGGACTGGATCATCACCTGGATGGCACGTACTGCGCGGGTAACCTCTTCCTCGATGGGTTCGGGAAATGGGGTGGAATTGAAGGTCATTGGATTTTGTCTCTGGGTCCGCTCACCCATCCGGCGCTTTCCGTGCCTGGCGGCCTACGGCCTTGGCACCCGCGCCGGAGGGTTCGCTGGGGGTTAGTTGGTGGCGGTGTCGTCAAGTGCCACCGGATAAGTGAGCAGAGCTTTGACTTGCCCGGTAAGACGCTGTGGCCGGAGCACCGCGCGAGCCAGGCGAGAGAACCCCTCTTCGATGAGGGTAATGCCACGGGCAACGTCACGCTGATCGATCTTGTCACCGTAGCTCTTCAGCACTTCAGCATGCCGTAAGGCCAGCTCCTCAAGGCTCTTGCCGGCGTTGACGACCTCGAGACGTAGAGATGACTGGGTGGCTCGGTAGCCGGCGACGGGTAGTCCCTTCATATCTGTCATAGGTTTACCTTGCAAATCAGGTTGGGTTATCAGATAATCCGATTTGGGTTTTAAACCACCATTAGATGATTTAATCAAGTGTGATTTTCAAGTACCGGTTCTCGCGTCCTGCCGGCCCTGGCTCGGTCACGGACTTCTTAGCAATGCGCATAAGGCCAGCTCTATAGAAAGCGCACTGACGTGACCACGATCGCTTACCGTTCTGGCATCCTGGTAGCTGACTCGCGGGCCACAACCGATGACATCATCACGGGCAGCAACCACAAGAAGCTGTACGAGCTCGCCGATGGCGGATGCCTTGCGTTCACGGGCACCATTGAAACGGCAATGGTCCTGATCGACTGGATGATTGCGGCGGCGCAGGTGGGGGATATAGTTGGTCGATCGACCCAGCCCAAACTCGAGGATGACGCCCGCGTCATTCACCTTCGACCCGATAGCACGGTTTGGATTACCATCAATGATCACTGGGTCCAATGCTACGGCGAGTATCACGCCTGGGGTAGCGGTATGGCGCCGGCGCTGGGCTGCCTCGCTGCAGGACTTGATCCGGTTGCCGCGGTAGTCGCCGCCTGCAAGGTCGATGTCTGGTCAGGTGGCACGCCCCAGGTCTTTGCACTCCCAGAGGCCGCTGGTCGTCTCAAGGAAATGATGAAAGGAATTCCTGGATGAGTACCGTCAAGGCACCAGTGCTCAAGGACGACCTCTTAGTTATAGACATCTCCGCGGGAAACAATAAGATCCTCTCGATTATGGTCACTTACATGGTCGACGGCAAGCAGGAGGCTACCACCGACATCACCAAGGCCGCCTGGTTCATGGGCTATTCCGAGGACGAAAAGGCCTGGGTCGAGGTCGACGTCACCCGAGGCTACTACCAAGGGATTACTTGGCATTAACTCACACATTATCAGGATAATAACAGGATAATAATCCATCCAATTTTATATAGGAAGGGGGCTTTACGCCCCCTTTTTCTTGGTGCATAACCTGTATCTCTGATTTGGGGAACACCCACCCCCTACCTCTGCCTTTCCTCTATAAAATCTTTCGTAGGGTCTCAACCCGCAGAGAGAGTCTATATAGAGAAAAGACGGACAGGCAAAGCTATTCCTGGGATCCAAGAGGATCACCAGGGTGGAACCAGAGCTAAAACACCTAGAGCTATATAGGGAACCAGGAGTGGGAACACAGGAACACCAGTGGTGAGCTGGGCCTTCGGCCCAAGATCGATCCAAGTTGAAGATCACTCCCATCACATGGCCGCCATCACCCGAGGTGTGAGCGCTCCTTGGTTCCATTATGGAGATAATCATTATCACATAACCAAACCCCATTATTTGGATAGTCATTATGTAGAAAATCTCACCCATTATAAGATAATCATTATATAGATACTCCAGCACATAATTACATTATCATTATCCAGATAATCATTATGGGGATTTTGCATAGCATATTTTTTGATAATTACCTCCTGGTTCTTGAGATAATCACTATATGTATTATCACCGTGGCCATATTTTTGGTAGTTACGTTCTGGTTCAGTATTGGGGGATTGGCTACCCCCATCATCTTAAGTACCCCCCGGGTACATCCCCCACCTCACACCTCACACCCACCCGGTCATTGTTCCTGGCTCCATCACACCTGGCGCTTCGCGCCTTCTGGATTAATCGTCCCCAACCACTGGAGCTACACATCATGACCAATAGCGTAATCGGATCAGCATCGAATACCCTCATCGCACTCTTTGGCACCATCAACTCAGCTGCCAACGTCGTCGTCAAGACAGTGGACTCTGCTACGTCGGGCATCGACATGCTCGATCGTTTTGTGCAAAAGGCCAAGACCGAGCAGATCGCTCGTCATACCATCGAAGCCAAAGACTTCATGGATAATCTTATTGACGATGCAGCCATCGCCAATGCCAAGCGTCTACGCGACTTAGAGCAGAGCCTGAGCACAGATCAGAGACTCGCTCAACTTTTCACCGAATCCCAGTCTGAGTACCGTGGACTCTTCACCTAAACTCAGCCTTAATCCCAGCCTTGGAGCTCTGGCTCCGAGGCTACTCCAAATTACGGATAGTCACCGACTGTCCCGATAGGTAGACAAGCTCTACTTATCATGTTAATCCTCACCCCATTATGGAGATAATCATGCGTAACCCACGTATGCACTCGCTCGCCCTCACGCAGATGAACACCGCCTTGGCATTGAACTTGGCGATGATGCACGCCAGTACCAGACCGTTCACGTCATTCGCTGATGGTCGCTCCAGCGAGGCCTTCATCCTCGAGGACGACTTTGACCGGATCAACGAGCTCGAGTCCGGCGACATCACCTTCACCCGTTCCAAAGGTGAAAGGTCTGATAAGGACACCGGCCATGGCTGGTAAGAGCGAGATCTACACCAGCATCGCCCTTGGGTTTCTTGGTGCCCTGCTCATCATCGTCCTGGCGGCGCTCATCTATAACCGCGCCCTCGAACGCGAGATGCGCTGGAACCAGGAGAACCAGGAGACCATCACCTGGGACTGCACCACTCAATTCATCAACAGCTGCGTTTCTCGCTAAGAACGCTCAAACCAGGAGTACCTAACCATGAACATCATCCATGCCGGCATCACCACGCTTACCCTGCTGGCCATGTCCACGCTTACCCTGCTTGCCATGTCCACCGTATCCATGGCGGCGATTCCCGTCTGCGAATACAAATTCGACCTGGTTTATGCCCAGGCCAAAGCCAATGACATCGCCATTATCCTGGTCGAAAACCTCGAGTCGTTTCTTGACGTCCTCGAGGCTGCCGGCCTGAGCATCCAGAAGACCACACGGGCGTTCTACGTGGTTACGCCAGACCTCATCGTTGTCGGGCTCGAGCAGAACACCTGCCTGGCGCCGGCACTGGAGATCGATCTCGACTACCAGGATGCCCTGATCGAAGCCGCCAGCATCATCGCCGGTGCCCCTACGAGGGGCACCAGCTTCTATGTCAGGAGCTAATCAGCTGGTGTTCTTCAGCTTCGCCTTCGGTTGCATCGCTGGTGTAACCATGCTCTGGATCATCCAGTATACCAACCAAAGGAATTAACCCATGTTCGGAGGCTTTATCGGCGCTATGCTCATCGTGCTCGTAATAGCGGGCATCCGCTCTTTAACTCCATCAGGTCGTCGCGCTCGTGAGCATCGTAAGATGCTTAAGGCAATGAGCGCTCGTCCCAAGGACTAGGTCTCTCTCCAAACCACTACCATCCCTTTGTCCGGGGCGCTTCGCGCCTTTCGGATGATTAATCACGTCCAATTCATCCTAATTCAACAGCCATTACAAGGAGCTACCACTCATGGCTATTCTCGATTTCACCGGCACTGCCCAGGCACCGTCCCGCGGTAACACCAGCACTCGTCGCATGCCCTTCGGCGAGATGAGCAACATGGCCGATCGTCCCAGGGCCAAGGTCTGGCTGAACATCGGCTATGAGGCCAACGGCAAGTTCATCAACCTGCCCATCGGCCTGCCGATCGATACTATGGAAGCGGCCGAAGTCCGCGGTCAGAACTCTGACTGGGTCAAGCAGCGCAACGCTCAGAACGCACTTCTTGAAGCCCTCAAGAAGGCCGGCGCCTCGCTCGAGCCGGGTCAGGAGCAGGAGGTCAACCTCTCGATCCGCATCCGTCGCGTCAACGAGGAGCTCGTCGTCGAATCGACCAGCAACGAATATGCCGTCGACTTCTCGAGTCTGCTGGTTACCACGACCCAGGCCGAGACCGAGATCCCGGAGGCAGCGATCGCCTGATCGCCTTAACTACCCACCAGCGCCTCTGAAGGGGAAGAGGATGCGTTCATCGCATCCTCTTCCTTTCCATTTTTTCCCTCGATAGTCACCCCAATCCCGCAACATATCCTGAGCTATCCAGCTCACGATTGTGCTTGATTAAGTCGAAAATGTTGGATTAATCCCTAATTATGTTTTAGACTTTCTAAATACTAATCTGACATTATCTTCATAATAGGCAAAGGAGGGCCTAAAGCCTATGGAACCGAAACACCGAAGCTTTGCGATGAGCCAATGCCGCGAGCAGGGGCTCAATCCCCACGAGATAATCAACCGGGGCCATGAGGCCTTGCCACGCTACCAGTTCGTCGCCCGTGAGTTGGCCGAGCAGGATGCCCAACACCGCAACAAGGAATACCACAAATGACCCGTCAAGACTGGGACAGTCTCGTCATATTACTCATAGGCGTCGCCGTCATCATGGCCATTGCCGTGGTCCTCCTCTGGTCCGACCCGGTCACGGCCGGCGACCTAGGGCATGGTCTCGGAAAAGCTGGTGTGGACTCAATGTTCTCTTTGCGAGGCGGCCGATGAGCGACTACACCAGGATCAAAACCTGCATCATCGTTACATCGACCGAGAATGCAATCGCTTTCGACATCATGAAAGACCTGCCCAACGGCGGACGCACCGTCAAGTGGGTGCCAAAATCCCTGATCCATGGTGGAGATCTCGTCAAGCTCGAAGAAGCTCAAGGCAACGAGACAGTCAGCTTTCGACTGATGGCTTGGAAAGCTAGGGAAATCTGGTCTTAAGCGTCAACAACGAAAGCCTCACTATATGCAAGACCTGACAAAACGCACCAAACACGAACACCTTAAGGCTCTCAAGCCAGGCGATACGTGGACCATCTTCCACAACGGCTCTATTACCGTTGACATCGAGGATGGCCGTGGTCCTCGCGCACCTGAAGTCGGTGAGATTATAGGTCGCTGGTATTCCATCGACGAGCCTGGCCGAAACTTCCGTATCATCGCGGTACATCCCCAAGCTATCCAGACTGTTTTTCTCGGCTTCCGAGATTTCGCCGACCCAGCTCCATAATTCAAGGAGAGCTAAATGCTCACCTACTACGGCGTTTATCGCATCATCAAAGGCGGTGGCCGCCGTCTAGTCGCTGGCAGTGTCACATCGGACAAGGCAGCGGCCAAAAAAATGGCTGCTGACCGAAAGGACGGCGAAAGCCGGTCTCCGATCCATCGCAACGACGTCTACTACTCCCGAATGGGGCGGTATGTCGTTCATCCCCTTCCCTCCAAGCACGTTGATCGCCTCCAGAACCAGTTTAAGAAAGAAGCTGACTGATGACCAATTACCGCCAATATGTCGCTTCGCGACCACTGACTGAAGCTCTATGGTGGTTCATCGAAAACGTGTCTGATGACACACCGGAGCGCACGGAGATTTTCTTCGACCTGCGGGAACGCTGCCGTGATTCTCCGTCGGAAAGCTCGCTTGCAAGAGCCCTGAAAAGCCTGATCTCGGACATCGAGGCCATGCAGCCCCATAACGACCCAAATAACTACTGGTTTGGCCCATTCAGCGAAAGTATGCCAACTGGCTCCTACGATGAAGAAACCAATATCAAGTGGCCCAACCTCGCGATCGATCTCGAGGAGGCCAAGATAGCCCTCAAGGAGTACGAAAATGACTGAGGATACTTTTCTCCAGCCAAAGCTCCTTGAGGTTCCAAGGCCTCACTGGCACAAGCAGAATCCCTGGAAAGATAAGATCCTCTACGTGCCCCTCATAGAGCTCGCCGATTGTACGTTCAAGGTGGGCCAGGATAACACTTGGACAATGATCAAGGAAGTCGCCGACTGGGTCCAATATGGTGTTATGCTGGACGCCTACATCCTCGACTCCGTAGTGCTTACCGGTGGCGTTCGCTACGGTCCGGAAGGCCGTCATTACCTGTCACCGGGTTTCTCCCTGCCTAAGCTCATCGAGCTCAAGGCGAAATACACACCCACAAAAAAGAAAAAACCAGATCCCCGTGAGGGGAGTTAGGCCAGGGTCATAGTCTCCCTGGTCCGTCGTGCAGCGGGCGGTCATGACGTCATGAAACAACACCCGCCGGTTGGGGAGGCAGTAACCTCCCTGCTATCGCCAACCATGGGGGAGAGGGAATTATCTTTTCGCCCTCTCCCTCAAAATTTCCCCAACCCAGATCCAGGAGAACCTCCAGTGAGCCCACTCAACGACGCCCAGACGACCATGCTGAAGAGCTATGGCGCGGGCGACTACGCCTGGATCGCCGAGGACTTCTCCGAGGAGCACACCCTCGCCCTCGATGCCGTCGAGCGCCAAGGTGATACCTTGCTGCTGTTCCTCTTCCGAGAGCTTAGCGACAGGGAAGGCTGCCAAGACATGAATACGGCCATAACCCAGGTGCTGATCGCAATTGACGACCTCGAGGGCGTGCTGCAAGAGCTGGAGAAGGAGGAGGGATGCACCCAGTACTCCTGACCATCTTCCACATCCTTGGGGCCATCCTGGTCCTTATCAAAGAACTGCAGTCGCCGAGAGATCGGCGACTTTTTTCCTATCTCCCACTGCCCGCAGATCCCTCGCCGCCACCGCAACCTCGATCAGTCCCGCGGATGAAGATCAGCGGACGACCAATCAAGCTCGTCTTCACCCCAATTACCTTATTGGGCACCCCAACGAAGGAGAAACCCATGATCGAGTTCCAGATCGAAATTGAGAAGCTGTTTCACAAAAACCAGCTCTTCCCCAGAATTAAGGGTGAATTCGTTAACTGCGATGGCCTCGACTTTGAGGTACTGATGAAAAAATATGACATCGAGGTAAACTTCGGCTTCGATCTCCTGGTTCAGATGGTCCTTCATAAGCGAGCCACCTTGCCGGCCCTGGTTGGCTCCCTGCGCAAACACTTCGACGGTGACTGCCAGACAACCACCGACGAGCTCACCAAGGCAATAGGGGCCGATCTCGTCAACTGGTCACCCGTCACGAGGCAATTCATCGTCAAGTTTGGCATCTCGGACGACGTGCAGCAGGATCTGGATCGTTACCAATATCCTCTCCCGATGGTAGTTCCGCCCCTCCCGCTCACTGACAACAGGGACACCGGCTACTACACCAGCCAGAACTCGGTCATCCTTCGTCAGAATCACCACGACGACGACGTCTGTCTCGATCACCTGAACCAGGTGAACAAGATCAGGTTCCGGATCAACCGGGACGTGGCCAACACGATTGAAAACCGCTGGCGTAACCTCGACAAGCCCAAGCCTGACGAGGAGATGGCTGAGTACCAGAAGCGGGTCAAGGCATTCGAGAAGTACGATCGCACCGCCCACGATGTCATGGACCATCTGGGCATCGCCACCGAGGGAGAGTTCTACCTCACCCACAAGGTCGACAAGCGCGGCAGGACCTATTGCCAGGGCTACGTCGTCAACTACCAGGGCACGGCCTGGAACAAGGCCGTGATACAATTCGCCAATGAAGAAGTGGCAAACTAGTTAATGCCGAGAGGAACAACGTGAACGGAAATTACGAACCCAGCAATTGCCGGTGGGCCACTCGAAAAGAGCAGGCCAACAATCGCCGTCCCCAACAATCCCACAAATTCGCCAACCAGGATATGACCCAATGACCAAACTACTAGGTTACCAGCTCACCAACCTCAAGGGGGAAAACATCCAGGGAAAAAACGAAGATCCGACAAATATGGCCTCGTTCGAGATCATGGCTCCAGTCTTCGCTTCTTATGTCATGCGTCTAATGGCAAGCCGAAAATTCCTGCTGATGCCGATCTACGAGGGCGACATCGAAGATCCCAAAATCATCGAGGGCATCTGAAAGAAAATTCTCTGGCCATCTCCTAGATAATCACCTACGATTATCTCGTCTCAAATTACGGAGATAACGTGCATGAAGTCCTGGTTCGCCTTTGATTCGTCCGCCATCACCACCTCCACCTGTCGAAAACGGATCAGACTTCCTCCTTCAGCCATTCCCTAGAGGCTGCTGACCTCACGTAGGCCAAACCCATCTCGAAGAGCTCCTCTACAAAGAGGAGCTCTTTTCACATTTGGAGTATGACCATGGTTGACCTGGGCATGGAACTCTCTTGAGCTCTTCTCTACATCTACTGAACCTCACCCAACCACTGGAGCTACCACATGACCTTCCAGACTTTCTCGGGCAAGGAATATCTCAAAATCGACATCGCCAGCTCCTTCGGTCTCGACAAGCTGACCTGGGATGCTCGTATCGCCTGGTTCAACACTAACGAGCAGAAATTGCCCGAACTGTTGAAACAGGCTGATGAACCAGCTCTTTTCTATGCTGGTATCCAAGCCTGGGAAAAAACCAAGGCCAACAAGCCTTCGGGCTATCCGATCTCGCTCGATGCTACCTGCTCGGGGATCCAGATCCTCGCAGCACTGGCCGGCGATCGCAAGGCAGCCCAGATCTGCAACGTCGTCGACACCGGCAAGCGTGAAGACGCCTACGTGTCCATTTACCAGGACATGGTCGCCAAGTTGGGCGAGACGTCCAGAATCGACCGCAAGCTCACCAAACAGGCGATCATGACGTCGTTCTACAGCTCGACTGCGGTGCCCAAGCGGGTCTTCGGTGATGGCGAACTGCTCGCTATCTTCTATGACACCCTCAAGGCCAACGCTCCGGGTGCCTGGGAAATAAACGAGACCATGCTGGCGATCTGGGATCCCACGACTCTCGAGAACACCTGGATCCTTCCCGACAACTTCCATGTCAAGGTCAAGGTCATGGGCCAGGTCACTGAAACAGTTCATTTCTTCAACGAGCCGTTCGACGTGCAATACTACCAGAACATGCCCATCAAGGGTGGTCGATCGCTGGGTGCCAACATGGTTCACTCGATCGACGGCATGGTGGTGCGTGAGATGCAGCGCCGCTGCAACTATGACCCGATCAAGATCGCCGAGCTCAAGCGTCTGCTCGCTGTCGGCGCCGGTGGGCACAGCACCCGCCGGGATGAGGACAAACTGGTAACGTGCCTCTGGGCACACTATCTCGACTCGGGATTTCTCTCGGCCCGGATCCTGAGTTACCTCGACATAGACAACCTTGGTCTGGTCGATGCGAAGGTGATCCAGGGATTGCTCAACAGCCTGCCGGAAAAACCCTTCGAGATGATCTCGATTCACGACTGCTTCCGTTGCCTGCCCAACTATGGCAACGACATTCGCCGGCAGTACAATCTGCTGCTGGCCACCATCGCGGAGTCGGAGCTGTTCAGCTACGTTGTCTCCCAGATCTGCCACCGGTACATTCAGGCCGGAAAACTCGACCCCAAGCTGGGCCGGGACATTCGCGAAGCGAATTACGCTCTTTCCTAATAATTGAAAATAGATTACCCTTAAAACCCATCCCACCATATTGGTGGGGTGGGTTTCTTTTTTCAGGATAATCCAGTGATCACCAGCTCCAACCTACTGGAGGCGTTCCGCGGTAGGGACATCCAGATCGCCTTCACCTACACGCCTCCAAGCGGTGAATCCCGGGCCACGCTGACACTCACCGCGGCTCTGGAAGGTGATAACCTCGAAACTTCGGTTCCTGTCAGCACGCTGACTTTTAACACCTCGACCGGGGCGGTGCTCGCAACCTGGAGCGAGATAACCACATCCCCTCTGCTCAGTAAACGGACCTATGAGGCCCGGTTTACCCGTACCGACGCCGCTGGCAACTCCCGGGTGTTTTACATCCGACCTGTAAAGATGCGCTGATGGCTGTCGAAACGGTCATCGAGACCGTCATTACGGCTGAAATCGTCCTTGAAGCCGGCTCGGCGGAGACAGTCGTTGAACCAGTGGTTCAAGGCGAGATCACAGTCGAAGCCGGTGGTGACGAGACTGTTGTCGAGACTGTCACCCAGACCGAGCTCGTCACTCAAAATGTGACGGAGATGGTCATTGAGACCATCGCTCTGCCCGAATTGATAACCGAGAACCTGGGTCCACCCGGGCTAACCGGCCCAGTTAGCGAGTTGACGCAACAGGTCATTGAGCGATTTGACCAGGTACAGGGCGTCTTGTTCGGCGGCCAGGGGGGTTCTCTGTCGGCGATCGTTGCCGCGATTGACACACGTCTCAAAAATCTCGCCGTGTCTCTCGCCGGCGATCAAACCGTGGGCCACACCATCCGCACTGAATTGCGGGCAGATATTGAGACCAATCACGCGCTTTTCATCACACAGACCGACGTCTTCGTTACGGATCTGGAAGCCCTCTCGACCACAACGACGCTGCATGCGGTAGAAATCGGTAACAACGCTGCCGCAATCATCCAAGAGGCTACCACCAGGGCCACTAGTGATACTGCCAGCGCGACCCTGATCAGCGAAGTAGCCGTACAGGCCGGCGAGGCAACCGCGTCCGGCCTTTGGAAGCTCGAAGCCATTGCTGCCCCAATTGGCGTGACCGTGCGTCTGGCCGCACTCGCACGAGTGAACAACGCTGGTGTTTACGTCCAGTCTGGGCTCTTGATCGACATCATCCCGATCGGTGGAGGTCTGTACAAAAGCCGCATCGCAATGCTGGCCGACCAGATCGTCCTCACCAACGGCACGGAAGTCAACATACCCTTCGTTTATGAAGGTGGTGTCCTTTATCTTGATACCGCGGTAATCCGCAACCTCTCAGGCAACCAGATCCTGGCAGACACGATTGAAGCCAGGCATCTCTCCATCGGGTCGCGAATGATCTCACTCATAAGCATCGTGTTTGAGCACAATGACCCGATCCTTAATCGAGTTAGTTGGACCGCCGGCAGCGTACGTTACACAAACGATGCCGGCGTAGTAACCGCCAGCACAATCACGGCGAGCGAGACCGCAACCTGGACAACCGGCGTTATATATATCTACTGGATCAAGGACGCCACTTCGTTTGGAAACACAACCGATGTCACGACGGCCTACGGCGAAGATCGTGTAGTAATCGCAACCTATGCTGGTAACCGTAACTTTATACTTAACTACGGCCGGACGATTATCGACGGATTTGGTATCAAGACCGGCACGGTCACCGCCGACAAGATTAACGTCGTAAATCTTGAAGCCATCAGTGCCACCCTAGGCAACGTGATTGTCACCGGCTCTCTAATAGTTGACGGCACGATCATCACCGGTAAGCTTGACGATAACGCAGTCTCGATCGTCGGCTTCTGGACTGGCAGCAACACAGCTGTGACAGGCGATCTCAGTTATACCGAAGTGGTCAGTGGAGCGATCACAACCGACTCCGGAGATCTGCTGATCACCGTTGGTGGGACAATGTCCAAAGGTGGCGATTCTGTCACGTCAGTTTCTACTCGAATCAAAGTCGATGGCACCGTCATCGGCACTTACGTGACAAATGCGAGCCCACAGAATGGTAGCATGGCAGCGGCCCGAAGGGTGGCTGGAGGTACCGGGTCGCGCACCATCTCGGTTGAGGTTGGTAACTGTAATTCGACTGCCAATGTGCCAACTGCGACGAATGTGACCTTGCGCGTGGAGAATCTCAAGAAATGAGTAACTCCTACTCTGTGTTCTTCACTCGTTATCGTGTCGCCGACGGACGGCCGATGGTACTCGGTCAAGTGTCTCGATCAGATCTCGACAAGCAGCCATTGCGCCCGGGTGAAGCGATCATCATGGGATCATTTAAAGCCGAGGACTGGATCATCGTCGACGGTGTGCCAGTACCGCGTACCGAACCACTCAATTTTGTGACGGTCGCCCAGGTCAAGGACGAGGCAAGCCGACGTATCCGCGAGATCATCCAGCCCTGGAAGATCGAGCGCGTAATGAGTGGGGGCAAGGCTATTTCCAATGAGGACAAGGCGGCGGCGCAAGCGATCCGCGATCGCTGCACCGTGCTCGAGGTGATGGCCCCAATCCCCACCGATTTTTGTAACGACAAATACTGGGTCAATTCCGACCCATTTCTCTCGTATTGATGTAGGTATAAATGACAGTCACATTTTCTACCGGCACGGTTACCGCAACCAATGGCCTAAAGGCTATTACTTTTTCGAGTGCTTATGCAATCTCGATCAATATGAAGGCAGGCGACCTGATTAAGATCGGCGACGGCTCAATCAACGCACTCAATGCTCTGGATGGCGCACCTACTTATACCGGTGCTCAACTCGAAGTTGCCTTCGATGGGGTCACTGGTGTGGGCCTTGTCTATTATGTCATCCACCTGCCAGCGGGGTGGGCTGACGTCATCGAACTAAACGAACATCTTGTGGACACGATCCGGCTCCTCAACTACGCCGAGGTCACCCAAGCAAGCCTCGATGCGGCAGTTGCTACGCTAAATGATATGTTTGCTACCGCTGCGAACTCGGCAGGTGCCGCAGCTGCGTCTGCTACTGCTGCCGCCACCAGTGCAACAGCTTCTTCCAGCAGTGCCACTGCTGCAGCTGGATCTGCAACCACTGCGGGTACCCAAGCTACCAATGCCGCCACCAGTGCAACAGCGGCTGCAACCAGCGCCACTAACTCCGCCATCAGTGCCGATGCAGCCTCCGCCAGCGCTGGCACAGCCGCTGGTATTGTTCCCATTGTTGATGCCGACAGGGTTGCCGCCGAAGCTGCTAAAGTTGCTGCTCAAACGGCCGAAACCAATGCCCAAACTTCCGCCACCAATGCCGCAACCAGCGCCACAGCGTCCAGCTCTTCAGCTAGCGCTTCTGCTACGAGTGCAACCGCATCGGCGGGAAGTGCTACCACAGCTTCGAATCACTCTTCTACCGCCGCCACCCAGGCTACCGCGGCTGCCGCTAGTGCTACTACGGCGTCCAATGCTGCCGCTGCGATGATTGGAACCAGTACGTCATCAGTTGCGATCGACGTCGGTGTCAAAACCTTCACCACTCAGGCTGACAAGTCGTTCGCTGTTGGGCGTAAGGTGCTGATCACCTCGGATGCCAACCCGACGGTCAACTTCATGACTGGAACGGTGACCAGCTACGCCACAACGACGCTGCAGGTGAGTGTTGAGGTTATCGGCGGTTCGGGCACGCTGGCCGACTGGACCATCGCCATCTCTGGTGCTCCTGGTTCAGCCGGCCCTGCCGTAATCATCGCCACCCTGGCTGAAGCACAGGCTGGCACTGAAAACACAAAGATGATGACGCCGTTACGGGTGCGGGATCACCACACTGCGATGCTGGCAACCCTGGCCGAAGCGCAGGCAGGCGTTGAAAACACAAAGATGATGACGCCGCTGCGCGTTGCAGATGTTGTCGCAGGAGTAGTTGAGAGCATCTACCTGTCCACCGATGATTACCCCGAGGCGACCCTAGCGCGCACCGCATACGACCTTGGGAAGTACATCAGGGTCCGCGCTGGTGAGACCGTGTTCCTCCTCTGTGACCCCACTGGTGGGGATAATCTGGAGGCCATGGCCAACTGGGCGATGAACTGTGTCTGCAGCCCGACTGGAACCTTCTATGTTAGCCTCAAGGACGGCACCCACACAGTCTCCACGAGGTTGAAGCTCGACCGCCCCTATTGGGTCGATATTCGTGGCGAGACCACCTCGGTCATGAAGACCATCACCAGCATCTACTACTACGATGCGGTAGCCTGGGTTGCCACAGGGTACTGGTACAAGGGCGATCTCGTCACCCACACCGGCCTTCAGTACGAGTGTCTCTCGGACCACGATCCTACCGGTCTCTCGTTCAACTCGGCCTACATTCTGGGCCACTGGCGCATCGTCAAAGACTTGATGTACCGGTGCCGTATCTACGCTGATGCTCTACCAAGCAACCTCGCGGTTGGCCAGCCGGTAGGTATCCAAAACCCCGGTGGGGACAATGATGCTCAGGCCGCTGCTGGTGGCCAAATCATCACCAAGGTCCACGCCTCCTCGTCCCCCGCGTGGTTCGAGTTCCAGGTCATTTCCCCGAGGGGTAAACCCGTCAATCCAACCACGGTTGGCATCAACTCCAGCGATGATCAGTGGGACTGGAATACCCCCCCGAACAGGGTGCTGATCCCGTCAGCAATCCTGATTGCCCAAGACAGTGGTTGGGACGGGGCTGCCGTCGAGGGTTTCATCAACGCCTACGAAGGAACCCACGTCAGCATCCGCAACATCGGTATCGCCTACTCCCCGGTGGCCACCAAGGCAGGTAGCCCCTGGGCCGCAAGCACTTCTTACAATGCTAATGCAGTGGTGGTCTCCGCCAACATGCAGTACCTGCGCACCAGCACTGGCACCAGTTTGTCCACCTTCGAACTCGACTACCTGGATGGCGAGTGGACCGAGATTGAGGACCCTCACGACATCATCATGGTCCACGGCAACGGGTCTCGTGTCTACCTCCAAGACTACATGGTGATAGCCGGGGCAGGGGACAAAGTCCTACGCAGCTACGGTAACGGTGAAATCATTGCCAACCGGTCGTGCATCGGTGGTGCCCATTGGGCTCGAGAAATCTACCAAAGCTCTGGCGGCGGTGGCACCATCCAGTTCATCCGTTGCTCCGTTGGTAACGCCCACACGTCTGGCCTCACCATTGGCGCAGGCGGCACTGGCGTGTTCCAGCAGGGCGTCTTCTGCAACACCCCGTTGGCTATTCGCACCATCGGCGCTGGGTCCAGCTTCACCATCTACCCGGCTATCCTCTTCAACCACACCACGGCCCTCTCGGCGGAGGGTGGGGACATCGCTACGGCCTCTACCAATCGGCTCCAGCGGAACACGCTTGGCATGAAGTGGTACGCAGAGCGCGTCATCTACGGAGACGTAACCTTCGGATTGGGAGACAAGGCCAACACCACCAACCACAACGCCCTGACCAACAACAGCCTCTACCTCGGAGGGGCGTGGCTCAAGGACCCCACGATTGGCATCACGGACCCTGACGCGGTCACGGCATCCACCTTCATGAAGACAGTCTTGGACGACACCGATGCGGTCTCCGCACGAACCACGCTGGGCGCGTTTGCAGCCGCCGGTGGCACCATGACCGGCACCATCCAGGTTGGCGACAACTACTCGACCACTGGTCTGACCACCGGGATGCAGCTCGTCTCGCACCGCGAGTGGCGCGTGTCTGGCACCGTGACAAGCCAGTTGGTCTGGAACCGCTACTACAACCCCAACGGTCAAGTCGGGAGCGTCTCGTCCACCACATCAACCACCGCCTATAGCACCTCATCGGATTATCGGTTGAAGTTCGACGTGACCCCTCTGGTCACCTTCGAAGTTACCGAGGAGATCTTCAATCTGCTCGGGCCGGCGTTGCTGCGCATGATGTTGCTCCGTCCAATCAGCCACAAGTGGCTCGCCGACTCCGAAGCTCCACTTACGCATGGCTTTATCGCTCACGAAGCGCAGGCGATCGTCCCGCAAGCGGTCGTCGGCGAAAAAGACGCGATGATGGCCGTCGGTACGGCTACCAGAACCGTTAAGTATAGTAACGAGATCGCCAAGGTAATGAAAAACATCCCTTTCGAGCAGGTGCCCCCGGGATGGAGCTGGACCCAGACCAGCGAGGTCATCGATCCGCAGGGCATCGACACCTCCAAGATGACGGCCGACATCGTCGCCGCCATGCAGGAGCTCACCTTGATGGTGCTCGACCTCAAAGCCCAGGTCGCAGCCCAGCAGATCCGTATCACCGAACTTTAGACGACGTGACTCTTCCCTGATTATCAAGAATATACTATGATGGAACCATTCCCCTGATTTACGGGGGATGGGTCCACTCTTTTCAGGAAAATAATAGCCATGACCACCTATAATATCGGCTTAAATGCCACCCGCACCATCGCCTATGTCACTGTCGATCCCGAGCCCTTGCCGGGTGCAGCTACGATTGTCCTGACGGACATCGAGCACGATTCTGCGTCTGATCAGGTTCACGACTATGCAGGCAACCACGCCCTCGCTCATCACGTCCGTGACCTGCTCTACAAGCGTAAGGCTACTGATGGTGCTAGCGGTGCGAGCTACCCAGATGGCATGTACGACTTGAGCAAGGTTTCGATTACCAAGTACGGCCAAATCTGGAATGCCATATCTCTCGTAGTGGGCGCTATCCCGGTGTTGGATGCCAGCGACGTCACCACACACACGCTGGTGCTTAGCTACCACTACCATAATACCAATCCGGCTGACGCTGTAGCAACCAATTCGCACTTCACCTTTGTGAGCTCGGATCCAAACAAGGCAACAGTCAGCGCCGCCGGCCTCATCACCGCAGTCGCCGCGGGCACGACCAACATCACCGTGACCCAGGCCAACTCTGGCCTATCACTCGTGATCCCGCTGACCATCGTCGCCTAAGATCGGCGCCTATTGAATACTTGAGCCCCGCCCTCATCCGAGTGGCGGGGCTTCTTTTTCCCTCCCTCATTAATGAGATAATCCCCATGACAACCTTTTTACAGGTCCTAATCTTAGCTGTTCTCATAGGAGCCGCCGCTTTGATTCGTGCCATTGGGATTCAGAGATCTCTGCAGCGCTACCGAGAGCAAATGGTCATTCTGGAATTGCCACTCATAGACGACTTCGGAAACCCATATGAACTCTAGACTCCTCAACGCGTTGTCCTAGTGACCAAGGTAACTTGGTTGGAGAAGCACCATGCCACATAAAGACCCCCAACGCGTGGCGGACGTGGAGCAGGAAATCGAGAGTTTTTCCGAAGAAGCCGCACGGACTGAACTCGACCGCCTCTACAAGCTGCTATCGGCCGCCGACATCGCTTACCACCAGATGGATGCGCCGGAGATTACCGACGCCGAATACGATGCGATGAAGCGCCGCTACCTTGAGCTTGAGGGCGCGTTTCCCGAACTCAAGCGCGGCCTCGCCGACAAGGTTGGCGCTCCCGCCGCCGAACTCGTCGCCAGGTGAGCGAAGCAAAGTGTCACGCCCAGGGAGATCCTTTTGATGATTCCGAACAAGACGATTTTGGCCGCCGCCACCGTCACCAATATGGAAGCTGCACTCGCTGTTCTCGGGCTCGAGCTGGTTATCCGTCCCATCGAGCAACCCACCAATTCAAACCAAGGACCACAAGGTCGAGCACCTCTACGTCCGTGATGGCGATCCAGAGATCGATGACTGTTACGTCGAAGAAGGCACCTACTTCTGGTGCGCCGCCACACATACCGGCGCCAAAGCCATCACCGCAGTGCGGTTTAACTAACCCCCAACCCGAAAGAACAACCCATGAGCACCGGCCTCTCCGCCTATACCGTCACGCCGCGGCAGACCAAGAAATTCATTATCCGCTGCATGACGGCCGGCCTAGTGCCGTTCGTCCAATCTTCTCCGGCCATGGGCAAGAGCGCTGTCGTTGCCCAGATCGCCAAAGAGTATGGTCTCGAACTGATCGACCATCGTCTCTCGACGTCGGCACCGGAAGATCTCTCGGGCCTACCCCGGTTCGATGAGAAGGGCATGGCCACCTTCGCCCCCTTTGATACCTTCCCGACCGAGGACCGTCCTATCCCTCCCGGTAAGCAGGGTTGGCTGCTCTTCCTCGATGAGTTCAACTCGGCCTCCAAGATGGTCCAGGCTGCAGCTTACAAGCTCGTCCTGGACCGGATGACCGGCCTCAAGCGTTTGCACCCTAACGTGGTAATCGTTGCCGCCGGCAATCTGTCGACCGATCGGGCGATCGTCAATCCGATCTCAACAGCCATGCAGAGCCGGCTGATCCATCTCACCATGGAGCTCAACTTCGACGAATTCATGGAGGATGTGGCTCTGCCACAGGCCTGGGATAGCCGCATCGTGGCGTTCCTCAACTACAAAAAGGCTATGCTGCATGACTTCCGGCCGGACCACAACGACAAGACTTTCTGCTCGCCCCGCACCTGGGAGTTCATGAACAAGCTCATCAAGGGCCAGGAGATCTTCGAGATCGACGCCGCCCTCTATGCCGGTGTCATCACCTCCGGCGTGGCTGTGGATTTCATCCAGTTCACCAAGGTCTACGAGAGTCTGCCGAAGCTCAAGGACATCATCGCGCATCCCGAGACCGCTGATTTACCGGAAGATCCCCCGACTCGCTGGGCGATTGTTACTCACATGATCGAGAACGTCGACGACGACAACTTCGATGAGATCTCTCGTTACCTGGGCCGGTTCACGGCCGAGTTTCGGGTACTCTTCTTCCGCGGGCTGATGATCCAGAAGCCGACGCTCAAGAAGCACCAGGCCTTCCGCAAGGCGATGGTCGAGCTTTCTCGCTACCTCCACGACGATCTGGCAGAGGCAACCTGATGACTCCAACTGAAACAGCTAAGGCTTCCGTCCTCGATTACCGGATGCTTGATCGCGAGATGGACCGGACCAAAACCAAGGTGTTCCTGGGAAAGAGTGCTTCTTTCCTGGGTCCACTGATGTGCTCGATGAACTTCTCATGGACCGAGGACATCGAGACGGCTTGCACCAATGGGGTGACCCTCTGGTGGAACCCTAATTTCTTTCTGGCCATGGATCCAGCGGCCCGAGTGACCATCCTGCTTCATGAACTCTGGCACCCGGCCTTCCTTCACATAATTCGCCGCGGCGCTCGGGATCCAGAGATCTGGAACTACGCCGCCGACATCGTTATCAACAACATGCTCGACCACGAGGGGTATGATTTTGGCAGCTTCAAGCCCTGGATGAACCATGCCTATGACGGCTGGACTACTGAAGACGTCTATGACGAGCTCGTGAAGCAGCACATCCAGCTGCCACCCTGGCTGATCAATCCGCTAACTGGCCAGGGAGATCCCACCGATCTCATCGAGCCGGACGATCCTAACGCCAAGAAGGCGATCGAACACACGATCCTAAATAACGTGGTGTCAGCCGTTCACTCCTCGACGATCAGTGGTGGTGCCGGCAACATACCGGAGGAGATCAAGGTCACCCTGAAGAGCTTCCTATCCCCAAAACTTGCCTGGGAACAAATCCTGCAAAACTTCTTCAACGAGCTCTCGAACCAGGATTACAGCTGGGCCCGCCCGAATCGGCGCTACCAGGACATGTACCTGCCAGCCATGATGGACGACCATGAGAGTCTCGATCACATTATCTACTACCTCGATGTGTCGGGCTCGATCTCCGATGGAGACATCATCCGTTTCCACTCGGAGTTCAAATACGTCAAGGAGATCTTCCAGCTCGAGAAGATGACGATGGTTCAGTTCGATACCAAAATCCAAAAGGAAGAGGTCTTCCTTAAGGAGGATCCATTCGAAGAGACACACGTCATAGGTCGGGGAGGAACCTCCCTGACCTGCGTTCGAGACCACATCATCAAACACAATCCCACGGCAGTGGTGGTCTTTTCCGACCTCTGCTGTGCGGTGATGAAGCCACTTCCTCCAGGGCTGAACGTCCCGATCATCTGGATCGCGCTCAACAACCGCTCGGCCAAGGTGAACCAGGGGCAGCTTATCCACCTAAACGAGTAAACCCCACACGCCAGAGGGGGCCGAGCGAGGACTGGCAGGGGTCTCCAAAACCCCCAACCTCGCTCGGCAATTTTTCCCATGCACACGACGAAAGGATCAGCCCACATGGACTGGAGCGAATATTATTACGCCTTCGCCGAGCTCGCGGCCACTAAGTCGAAGGACAGCACCAAAGTTGGTGCCGTGCTGGTTGGTCCCGAAGGTGAGATCCGCCTGACCGGTTACAACGGTCCACCACGAGGCGTGCGCGATTGCGCCGAACGTCGAGAACGGCCGGCGAAATACCTCTTCGCCTCGCATGCTGAGGTCAACCTGATCGCTTTCGCAGCTCGTGAGGGCATTCGGACCAAGGACTGCACAGTCTATGTAACCCACCTGTGCTGCAGTGCCTGCACCCGGACCTTGATCCAGGCTGGCATAACCAAAGTCGTCTTTGGCCCCGGCAAGACCAGTATGCCCGCCGAGGAGTTCAACGCGGCTCGGGACATGTTTACCGAAGCCGCTATTCTACTGATCCCTATTGCTATGGACTAAAAATGACTTGGACAAACGCAAATACCTCGCAGAAAATTTCTATGGTTCGGAAAGTATGGCACGATGAATGCTCGGCGAGCACACTTGCCGATGCCATAACCCGAGAAACCCACTCGAAGGTAACGCGCAATGCCGTGATTGGTCTCTACAAGCGAAACCCGGGGATTAGAGCCTCCCACCCTCTGAGGGGTGGCACCAAGGGTACGCCCCCTATCAGCGAGAAGGCCGCCAAGCAGTGGATCCCAGCGCTGGGTCTGGCCTATGACGAGGCATCGCGTCACGTCCTCTTGTACGAAGTCGGCCACAACCAGTGCCACTGGCCTGTCAATCATGCCGAGCCAGGGGAAAAACATCTCTTCTGTGGCCATGGGACCGTAGCCGGCGCCACCTATTGCGACCATCACCAGGCCCGCGCTGGTAAACCATCCAGGAGGACATGATGATCGGCTGGACCCTCGCAGTCTGGGGCCTGGACAGCTGGAAGCCTTCCGTGGCTGTCCGCAACGATACCCGCACCCGTGCTGAACGCCACCTGGAAACGATGCTCAGTCATGGTTGTAAACGATCGCAGGTTCTGGTGGTCGAGGAGAGCGAGCTGCACAAACTCAACGAAGAGGTTGCTGATGGCCATCTACCGTTATAGCCGAACCACCATCCGTTCAACGGGTGAGACCCTTCATCACGAGCAGCTGATCCTTAATGCCCAGGAGCATCTCGCTCGGGGCGAAATCCTCACGACCTACCGAGAACAGGTGCTCCTCCTCATTAACCGCTGGAACCAGCAAGCAATCGGGTACTGGCTCCGCACGGGTCAGCACCTTTTCATCTATACCCTGGAGCTCTGAGTCATGCTGAAATTCAAAGTCTATGGAGGCAAAGACGCTTGGGCGGTCTATTCGATCACCGTCGAGGTCTTCACCGAAGACGGCAGACTGATCGACGAGCCGGTGATGACAGCCATCTCGACCGGCGACCCCAAGCACATCCTTCAGCTGACCGGTCCAGATGTCGACACTGTCCTGGCTGCCCTGCGCTTCTGGCAAAGAGAAGGGCTTTCATCAGCCGGACACGAAATCACCGACATCGCGACTAGCAATGGCTCCCATCCAGCGCTGACCGTCAAGGATATTGATGATCTCTGCGAGGAGATCAATTGTGGCTGAGCCCTGCAAGGTAGGCGACCGCATCGAGCTGATATCGATGGAGGACGACCCACACCCGATCGAGGCCGGCGCCCGCGGCACGGTGACCTAGGTCAATGTGATCCACTACAACCATACGAGACATTTTCAGTTGTCGGTCAAATGGGACAACGGGCGCACGCTCAAACTCATCATTCCACCCGACGTCTTCAAGATCATCCAGGAGTAACCAATGAACAAGGTATTTTACATTAAAGCCTACAATGCCGATGGCCACGATATTGACCTGATGGTTAGCGCCATCGATCCCCAGGATGCCTTCGAGCTTTGGGAGAAATACTACTACCCAGACACTGCCGACTGGCAAGATTATGGCGAGGAGCCCCACGACTATACGACCGGCTTGGTGACACTCACCTTCGCCGAGATCGAGAAGACTGATCTGACAGACGACGTCTGGGGTGCTCACGGTATCGTCGAATGCGATCTTCGCATCTACGCGCTCGCTGATCCAGGCACGATCAGCCGTGTCTATCCGTGGCACTCGCCAGAGTGCAAAATGGTAGCCTTCGTCAAGGAGAGTATGTGATGGGCAAATACCAGTCCCCAAATGGCAGCAAGATCATCGGCACGGCCGAGCTGATCCCGGGCACCGCTATGATCATCAGCATCGATGATGATGGCCGTCCCGAGTACACCGGCGAAACCGAACTTGATTGGGACAACCAGTGGACCAAGACGCGCGACGACAAGTTCCTGTTCATCGATGATGACGGGTATCTTTGGACGTTCAACCAGCTGATGAAGCTGGTCGACGAAGAGGAGGAAGACTGATGCCGTGGATCAACCTTACCGACGAGGAGATTCTAACCGTCACCCTGGCGCTCGACGCCCTTCAGGGTGAAGACGGGGAGGACAAAGCTACCGCGCTGAAATTTCGGATTGAGGAACGCATTAAGCTCGACCCGCGCGACCAGGCGTTCGCCGAGGCCGTCGTGATGGCCTGGCTCTGGGTCTACAACGAGGAAGCCGGCATCAAGGACGAAGACGAGAGTGAGTCCTGTGACGTGTGCGACTGCACCTGGTCACTCGATGCCATGAGCACGATCTATCCGGACACCTGCAAGGAGTGCGAGGCCCGGCTTGAAGTCGAGGGTGCCACCTCCAATAAAGAGGAGGAAGCTGACGATGAAGCTTCCTGACCCACGCGACCACCCTCCCCTGTTCGCCTCAGTGCTCCGTTCGCTGCTGGCGGCCGCCGGCAAGGGTATGGCGCCAGTGCCGCTCGCCGATGCCACCTATAAGGGCGCCAAGATGCCGCCTGACCCTATCCAGTCAGTCAGGGTCGCTATCTGCAAGCGCCGCCCTCAGCTCGCCGAACAGGGCTGGGAGATTGTCTTTCAGGCCGGTCGATACATTCTAAAGATGATGGTGCCGTGCAATGAGGAGGATTTCCAGTGACCGATATATTTGTCTTTGGATCCAACTTGCGTGGAATACACGGCGCCGGCGCAGCACGCTACGCTGTCCTGCACCACGGGGCGATCTACCGCCAAGGTATCGGGCTGCAAGGTTGCAGTTACGGCATCCCGACCAAGGACAGGGAGCTCCAGACGTTGCCGCTTGAGCACGTCGAAATGGAGGTGGCGGTCTTTATCGCCTTCGCCAGGTTGCACCCCGAGCTGACCTTCAACATCACGCCGATAGGCTGTGGTCTGGACGGCTTCAAGCGCTCGCAGATCGAGCCACTTTTCGCAACCATACCAAGCAACTGCCGGTTCGCCAAAACCTGGAACGATTACCATGACTGAGACACTGGAGACTTCCCACAGATGACCACCATAACTGCCCAGACCATTCTTCGCAGCCGGCACAGTCAGCGGCCGGAGATCATTCTCTCAACGCTACTGTTGCGTTACCCGCGTTGGATCCATGCGGAGTTGATGACCCATCGTGCTTTCAGCCGCAACGCAGCGAGTTCACGGGCCATTCCTGTGAGGAAGCTGATTGATGATATAATGATGCACCCAGCGATCCCACTATTCTGGGGGAAAAATCAGAAAGGGATGCAAGCGGCTAAAGAGTGTGACAACACGGTCCACTTTACCGAGGGATCACGAGATCATTTCCTGACCAATAGAATGGCCTGGATATACGCTCGTGATAATGCAGTTCACTTGGCTGAAGCCTTTGCTGACGCGGGCTATCACAAGCAGATCGTCAACCGTCTCCTGGAGCCATTCAGCCATATTACCGTGCTGGTGTCGGCAACCGAGTGGACCAACTTTCTGGCACTCCGGGACCACCCCGACGCTGAGCCACATATCCAGATGCTGGCTCGTGAAATCCGGCGAGAGCTCGACCGGACGGACAATATCCAGGTCCTGCAGCCCTATCGTTGGCACTTGCCATTTAGCAGCCGGCAACCCTTCGACGAGGGGCTACGTGGTCGGGCTCTGCATGAAGCTGTGAACCAGGAAATAAAGCTCTCGGTGTCCTGTTGTGCCTCGACCTCCTACAAGACGGTCGACGGCTTCGACATGACCATGGAGAAGGCAATTGAAATCCATGACAAGCTGGTTGGCTCGACGCCAATTCATGCCTCGCCGGCCGAGCATGTTGCCCAGGCTGATGAAAGAACATTTGAAGTTTACCGTGACACCAAGGGGTTCCGGATTACAGCCCCTGATGTTTGGGGGCACCTTGAGCAGCACGGGAATTTCACCGGCTTCCGCCAATATCGGAAAATGCTGCCGGGAGAATCTCTTTAATCCAGCGCTGTTTACTTCAATAATACCAAACACTTAGTCAAACTTTTTTTACAGAGAGGTGCTTGACACTTTCTATGCAACCAGATTTTAGTTCGTGTGTTCTGGTAACTGTCAGAGCGGGAACTCGAGAGAGATCCTGCGGCGTGCAAAGAGACCCACCTTTGAGTGCGGCACATACGATTACCCGAACACGACATCTAGGATCCTCCGTTCACCCGGCCAGTGGACGGAGGATTTTTGTTTTTCGATGTCAACAACAAAAGACCATTAGAGTCCATTAACCAGGAAGATTATGACCACCCCCTCAGCATCAGTTCCAGCGCTACAAGTTCACCTTGTTCACCGCCTCCTCGCAGCCATCGCTTTGGACAACCAGTCCAAAGCAGCCTATATCGGACGGATCACCCAGACCGAGACGGTCACGATCATGTCCAATGATGGGACGTCCTTCGAAAAAGACGTGACGATCTCGATCTCTTGGGATAGTATCTCGAAAATCCTAGAGTTAATCGGCAAAAGGGCCGGTTTATAATCGGGATAATCCGAGGACCCAGAACCTGTGCCTTACAAGCGCAAAGCCGACGACGCCAGAATCATCAAGCTCAATAACGTTGGCCTATCGCTTGCGGGCGTAGGAAAACGTCTCGGTGTCCACCCTACCACGATCACCCACCGTCTTGCGGCGTTAGGGATCTCACCGTTCGATACTCGCCGTGCCTTTATGGAAGACATCTTTGAGACTCTGGCACCTGCGCAGCAGGACTGGTTGATCAGCCAGCTGGGTCCCGGCCGCTCTGCCAAAGACTATGTGCGATCACTCTTAATTTTGGCCTATGTAACCCGGGTATCTGGCGCATGATTTTCAGGGAGTATTAGCCTAAAATCCGAATCTAACTTGACGAAAATAATGAGAACCTAAAAGGGTTCACAGGTTGGAATTCGATTCTGTCCACCCGGTTTGACAGAAACCACATTTTGTGAGAAGTGCTATCATGAACGAACATGGAGCCCTAGAGGCGCCAACCACCATCACCATCAGACATCTCGTGTTTGACCCGCTGACCAAAATGAACAATCTCGAGATCGAAGCACCGCGGGAGCCAGCTGCTGACATTGAGAACCCCAGGAAAGTTATGGAGTTTTCTGTCGCCGACGAAGCCAATCTCGACGAGATGACTGTTGACGAACTGCAGCACCACCAGGAAGAGGTTAACCGCAAGATCCGCGAGAAGCAGGAAGCTGAAAAGCAGGCTGTCATCGAGCAGATCGTCAACGTCGTCCACACTTACAACATCCCTATCGACGAGCTCGTTGAGAAGCTCGGCGGCCTGAAGATCAAGCGCAAGGGTGTCAAGGCAATCCAGAAATACCAGGATCCTGCCAACCCTGAGAAGACCTGGTCAGGCCGCGGTAAGGAGCCTCTCTGGATCCGCGGCAAGGACCATGCGAAGTTCCTGATCTAACCTCGCATTACCCCAGCCTCCTCGATTTAGGAAACCCCGGACTCGTTCCGGGGTTTTCCATTTCCAGATTCCCCAACCACAATATATTGAGAAAACAGGGTGATAATGTCCCTTGACCTGCCGGTAGCTGCCAAGCCATTGACCGACTATAATCTGAACCAGGAGCAGAGAGACGCCGCTGAAGCATTCCTTGAATTCCTTTTCAGCCCCGAAAAAGAGTTCATCATCTCGGGGGCGGCCGGCGTCGGCAAGACCTACCTGATGAACTACATCATCGACAACACGATGCCGCGCTACCTCGAGATGTGCCAGCTCCTGAGCATGCCAGCGATCTATGACAACGTCGTCATGACGGCCACCACCAACAAGGCAGCTGACGTGCTCTCCCAGAGCGTCGGAAGACCCGCGGGGACCATACATTCGTTCTTCAACCTTACGGTGCGAGACGATTACTCGACCGGCGAAACCACAATCAAGAAGACCACCCGCTGGAAGATCCACCAGGGTAAAATCATCTTCATCGACGAAGCCTCGATGATCGACACCGAGCTCTGGAAAACTCTCCACGAAGGGACCCAGGACTGCAAGCTGGTCTATGTTGGCGATCGACATCAGCTGGCTCCCGTTCAGGAGGATCTTTCCCCGGTCTACAAGCACAATTCCCCGATGGTCGAACTGCTTCAGCCGATGCGCAACGCCGGGCAGCCGGCACTGATGGCGATCTGCCAGCAGCTCAGGGATACCGTGGCAACGGGTAAGTTCAACCCCATCCGACTCGTACCGGGAGTGATCGACCTTCTCAATGGCCAGGACATGCAAGCTGAAATCCTGCGTGTGTTCCAGCAGCAGACTCATGCAGCCCGCATCCTCGCCTACACCAACAAGCGGGTGATCGAGTACAACAACCACATCCGCAGCATCCGCAGCCTGCCGGATCGGTTCACGGTTGGAGAATACCTGGTTGCAAGCTCAGTGGTTCACACTAAGACAGGTAATATCCCGGTCGAAACCGAGCTCGAAGTGCTGGTCAATCACGGCGCCGATCGCATCGAGATCGACCCCAAACATAACATCCAGCTCGATGTCGACTACCTGGACATCAAGACCTCCCTTGGGGAGCGTTACAATCGTATACCGGTGATGACCAACCGACAGCATTTCGATGAGTTGACCCGATACTATTCCCAGGTCAAGGTCAAGGATTGGACCAAGTTCTTTTATCTCAAGAACAATATCGCCGATCTCCGTCCTCGTGACGCGGCGACGGTCCATAAGTCCCAAGGGTCGACCTATGACACGGTCTTCATTGATATCGGGAACATTAGCACCTGCCATCAGCCGCAACAGGTCGCCCGCATGCTCTATGTGGCATTCTCCCGGGCTCGCACTCGGGTCTTCCTCTATGGGGACCTCGCCAGCAAGTATGGGGGGCTCGATCTCTCACGCAGCTGGGTGGCTCACCAGACGGCTTCCGCTACCTCGGCAGCATCTACTCGGCTCTTGCCGGTGCCGCCCGCAAGCGGGGTCGCTTAGACCAAAGGATTGCCCCCATGAGTGGGAACCAGCTTTACCACGACATCACCGACATCATGCGCTTCCTGTTCGAGAAGGAGGACAAGTACCTCACCAAACGAGAGATGGCGATCGTGACCCGGCACACGCAGCTGGGTGGCTCACCAGACGGCTTCCGCTACCTCGGCAGCATCTACTCGGCTCTTGCCGGTGCCGCCCGCAAGCGGGGTCGCTACGATCGCCTGAGCCCCACTCTGGTTCCCGAGATGGATGGTATCCACACCGATCGGAAGATCCTTGAGGTCGACTGCAGCCGGATCAAGCAGGCTCTTGTACTGGTTCTAGTGGGCGTTTCGTCCTTCCAGGACATGCGGGACGCTCTCCCGAACTGCCTCCAGGATTCGATCCCCGAGTGCAAAGGGCTTGCACGCACCAGGGATGAGGCCTATACGCTGCTTGATAATCGCCGGGCATATTCTCAATATATGCAACTACGCGAGAAAATCGAGTTTTACGTGGCGACTCGCCTGATTTATTAGGTTAATCGCTAAGGGCATTATCCAGCAGGTTACGAATGGTGGGCTACTCCTGAGACATCACTAGGGAGGACAAAGCTCGCCATGGAAGGGCTGCCCGCCCTTCGTAACCTGCTGTATTTTTCAAGGAAGACCAATGCAGCATCTGATTTTTGGTCTCGAGAAGGCCACCTACAAGATTGCGATTCTCGTCAACGAGATCCGCCGAGATGACATCCGCCGGGAATATGTCACCCCTTATGGCCTCAACGAAGACGACATCATCGTCATCGATCTCCACCAGACAGCCGGCAAAAAGAGCACCCCAGCGGCCGAGCGTAAAATGTACATTTTCGAAGAGCTGGCGCCTACGTTAAACGACCTCAAGGTCGAGTACCTGATCATTGGTGACGGCGACTACTTCAAGACCTTCACCAAGGTTTCCAAAGTTGATCCGACGCTGGGCTACATGCTCAGCACCGAGTTTGGCGACTGGAAGGTGGCCTACGTCCCCAATTATCGAACCGTCTTCTACGACCCGTTGAAGGTCGGTCAGAAGATCAGTGCCGGCGTCAATGCCGTGATCAGCTGGATGAACGGGACCTACAGGGACCCGGGCGTTGACATCATAGAGTTCAGTGCATACCCGCAGACCATTAGCGAGATTGCCGACTGGCTCGACCGGCTGCTCGAGATGGACCGCGATCTCGCGATCGACATCGAGGCATTCTCACTCAAGCATTATGACGCCGGCATCGGTACGATCTCGTTTGCCTGGTCCAAGACCGAGGGAATAGCCTTCCCGATCGACATTCTTGACAGTCCGGAGCATTCCCGCATGTGCCGGCAGCTCTTGCGCATCTTCTTCGAGAAGTTTAAGCGCAAGGCGACTTACCACAACATTGGCTACGACGTGTACGTGCTGATTTATCAGCTCTTCATGAAGGACCTCCTCGACAACGAGGGGTTGCTCCATGGCCTCGACGTGCTGCTGCGAAACTGGGATGACACCAAGCTCATTACCTACCTCGCCACCAACTCGTGCGCCGGCAACGAACTGAGCCTCAAGATCCAGGCCCAGGAATACGCCGGGAACTATGCCCAGGAAGACATCAAGGACATCCGCAAGATCCCGCTGCCACAACTGCTGCAGTACAATCTTGTGGACAGTATGGCGACCTGGTTCGTCCACGAGAAGCACTATAAGAAAATGGTCCGGGACAAGCAGCTCGACATCTACGAAACGCTTTTCAAGCCGGCGATAGTTGACATCATCCAGATGCAGCTCACCGGTATGCCTGTCAGCATGCCGCGGGTGGGTAAGGTCAAGCAAATCCTCCAGGCGGCCAACGATTCGGCCGTCCAGCAGATGCGGACCAACCCGCTCCTCCAGAGCTTTGAGTATCACCTCAAGGAAGAGCACGTCCGCAAGCGGAATGAGAAGCTCAAAACCAAGCACATCTTGATCACTGACGACGAGTGCAACAATGTCGTGTTTAATCCCAATTCGGCGCCGCAGCTCCAGGTGTTTCTCTACGAAAACCTGCAGCTACCGGTCATCAGCCGAACCAAGAACAAGGAACCCTCTACCGGTGGTGACATCCTCGAGGCGCTCAAGAACCATACCCAGGACAACAATATCCTTGGTTTCCTGGACGCTCTGATCGAGTTCAAGGCCGTCGACAAGATCCTGGGTACCTTCATTGTTGCGATGGAGAATGCCCAGCTGGGACCAGACGGCTGGCACTACCTGTTTGGATACTTCAACCTGGGAGGTGCCCTCTCAGGGCGCCTATCGTCGAGCAATCCGAACCTGCAGAACCTGCCGGCCAATGTGGTGATGGCGGTCAGCCAGCTCCTCCTCGACCAGTTCGGGGACGCCCTGGCTCCGTTCATCAGCAAGGGCAAACTGAGCCTTGGCAAACTCATTAAATGGTGCTTTGAAGCTCCTCCTGGCTGGTTCTTTTGCGGCATCGACTTCGCGTCGCTTGAGGACCGGATCTCAGCGCTGACAACCAAGGACCCGAACAAGCTGAAGGTTTACACCGATGGCTATGACGGGCATTGCCTCCGAGCCCATGCCTATTTCGGCGACAAGATGCCGGACATCGACCCGACGTCGGTGGCATCTATCAATTCGATCGCCGATCTCTATCCACGGGAACGGCATATTGGAAAGAACCCGACCTTCGCGCTGACCTATCAGGGCAACTATGGCACGCTGATGCGCAACTACGGCTTCAGCGAAGAGCTCGCACGCAAATGCGAGACCTCCTACGCCACGCTTTACGCGGTCTCAATTGACTGGGTGAATGCCAAGCTCAACCAGGCCAGCAAGGATGGTTACGTGACCGTTGCTTTCGGGCTACGAGTGCGAACGCCGCTCCTGCATCAGGTTATCCGGGGCACCTCCAAGACACCGGCAGCCGCTGAGACTGAAGGCCGATCGGCAGGTAATGCGCTGGGTCAGTCCTGGTGCCTGCTCAATTCCAGAGCAAGTTCCGAGTTCATGGGAAAAGTCCGTCAGAGCGAACATCGTAACGCGATCAAGCCCTGCGCCCAGATCCATGATGCGCAATACTATCTGTGCCGGGACAATATCGATGTTATCGAGTATGCCAACACCCATGTGGTGAAAGCCTGCGAGTGGCAAGATCACCCGGAAATCGCACACGACGACGTCAAGCTAGGGGGCGAATTCTCGATCTTCTACCCGGACTGGAGCAAGGAGGTTTCCCTCCCCAACCATGCAACGCAGGCTCAGATCTACGAGGCCTTCGAGAATCATATGAAAAAGCTCTTAGCCTGCCCGCAGTAAACTCAAATCTGGAGATGAGATGAAACCTAGTTGTGACACCTGTAAATTTTGGGAACGAAAACAGCAAGGGAAGCTAAATAATGAGGAGGAGTGCCGCCGTAACGCCCCACTTCCTTTCACCAGCCACGTCAAGAAGACCATTAACGCCCTGGGGTATATTATGTGGGCGAGCTACGTGGGAGCCTGGATAGACGAAGACACCTCCCGCAATGATCAGGACGAAGTGGCAGCCACTACGGATCACTCCTGGGCTTTCTGGCCGATCATCATGGATGCAGACTGGTGTGGGGAGCATACCCCCTCCACGTAATCGTCGCTTAGCTGCGGCTCCTGGGCAGGAGGGTTCAACTCCCTCTCGCTGACCGAGATCCGGTGAAATGCAGGTTCGAGTCCTGCCCGTAGTGGCTACACTATAAGGGAGACCCCACCGGTATGGGGTGGTCTGACAGCTCGGAAAGACGGCACCCTTTTCTACATAATGACCCTTCAATAAACTGTGGCCATATGATAGATAATCCGCTACCATTAATTTTGAGATCGGCTATGACTCTACCTACGCGACGAGTCGAGGCCTGATTTTGTTGAAAATAACGGAGTCAACTAACATGAGTGAAGCCAAACACCACTGGCTCGTCGCCGGCCAGATTATCACAGCAAACCCCAAGGGGATTGGCCATACCCGCATCCTGAACAGCCTCGTGCTCGCCGATGAGCAGTGCCTCACCAAGCTCGACATCGCCCGGACGCAGGATGGCCTGATGCGCCGTTTCGTGACCGAGACCGAACAGGAGAAGGGATTTCAGATCGTCGACGTCGTAATCCTCTCGATCAACTATCTCGGTCTCATGACCCAGGAAGGCTTCGAGGGCGCTTTTGCGGCTCAGGTCACCGGTCAGGACAACCAGCTGGCCGTGGTGAACTGACTATGAAGGTACGCATCCCACAGCGCCAGCGCTTGATTGAGACCTCCAGCTCAGAGCGCAAGACCTATCCGATGGCGTCGGGTCTCCTGGACTATTTCCCGGACGCTTTGGCTGAGGTCTCGAAAGTCTCGTACCTCGGGAACCAGAAGCATAATCCCGGTAAGCCGATGCATCATGCCCGCGGCAAGTCCATGGATCACGCCGACTGCATCATTCGACACCTTGTCGGACGCGGTGGCTTTGACGGAGAAATCCGTGAAAGCGCTGCAATGGCTTGGCGTGCCCTGGCTCTTCTCCAGGAAGAGATCGAGCAGGAAAACCATCTGGCACTGCCACGCGGCGCCAAACTCGACTGAACCACCTGATTATCTATGATTTAACCAACGGGATTATCTTAATATCCCGATGGTCTCGTGCCCCCAAAATTCCGCCAGAGGCCCTCTTCCATGCGACTCACCAATATCCACGGTATCAGCCTTCCACTGGCCGTCTGGCTGCTGAACGACGAATACGACTACATCAACGAGCCGAACTACATCTCAGCCACCAGCCTGCTCAAGAGCACCCGCCAGCTCGTTCTTTCCCGTCGGGTGATCCAGGAAGATCGGGAACTCGATCTCTCGGACCTGCTGGCATCCCGTATGGGCTCGGCCATCCACGATTCGCAGGAGAAGGCCTGGCGCGAGAACGGCCAGGCTGCATTGCGCCGGCTCAACTACCCAGAGCAGGTCTGGGCCAACATAAAGATCAACCCCACCGACGATGAGATCGCCGCCAACCCGGCCATCATTCCGATCTGGATCGAGAAACGCTCTTTTCGTGAGATCGAGGTCGGTGGCGTCACCTACAAAATTGGTGGCAAGTTCGACCAGGTCATTCAGGGCCGGCTGTTCGATACCAAGACCACTTCGGTCTACTCCTACCTACTTGGCCGCAAGGACAATGACTACGCCATGCAGGGTGGTATCTATCGCTGGCTCAACACCAAGCTGATCACCGAAGACCACATCTTCATCCAGTTTGTCTTCACCGATTGGCAGAAGGCCAGGGCTCGTGGTGATGAGGATTACCCACAGACCAAGACCATGGAATACCCAGTCCTGTTGCCCTCACTCGACGAGACCGAGGCCTACATCCGAACCAAGGTCGAGGAGCTGCTGAAGTACGGCGAAGCTCTCGATGAACAGATCCCCCACTGCACCGACAAGGAGCTCTGGAAGGGGGAGACCGTCTTCAAATACTACACCGACCCTGCCAAAGCCTCTACTCCTGGCAGCCGTGCCACCCGCAACTTCGAGGGCGACAAGGTGGCTGCCCACGCCTTCATGGCGTCAAAGGGTGGCGTTGGCATCGTCAAGGAAATCGCCGGCGAAGTGAAGGCATGCGGCTACTGCCCGGCCTACAACGCCTGCAAGCAGAAGGATCTCTACTTTGTCTCTTGATCTATCGACGGTGAAACATCACCCGGCGATTGATGAAATCGTCGACATTCTTTGCGCCAAAACTCAGCAGCTGGATCGTAACTTCTTCCAGGCCGAGGTCGCTTATTTTCTAGGTAAGATGGCCGCAACGATGCGTGCCACTATCGTTACCAAGGACCGCGGTGAGTTGCCGGTCAACGTCTATGCCATGGCACTGGCACCCTCTGGCTTCGGTAAAGGGCACTCGATCCAAGTTGTCGAGAATGAACTTCTCAAAGCCTTCAAGACCCGCTTTATGGAAGATGCTCTGCCAGTCTTGGCCGAGCAGAACCTTTGGGTCGTCGCCAATAGCCGGGCCGCCCGAAAAGGCACTGACCAACAGGAAGAATTCGACAAGGCGATGAAGGAGTATCGCTCCTACGGCGACTATCTGTTCACCTTCGACTCTGGCACCACACCGGCCGTGAAGCAGCTCCGTCAAAAGCTGCTGATGGCCAACGTCGGTTCGATCAACATGCAGATCGATGAGATCGGCTCAAATCTTGTCAGGGAGATCGAGGTCCTTACCGCGTTCCTCGAGCTCTACGACGCCGGCATGATCAAACAGAAACTGATCAAGAACACATCGGATAACCAGCGAGGCGAAGACCTCGATGGCGCCACGCCGACCAACATGCTGCTGTTTGGCACACCCTCTAAGCTCTTTGACGGTGGCCAGACCGAGACCGAGTTTTACTCAATGCTCGAAACGGGCTATGCCCGTCGCTGCATCTTCGGTATGGGCGCCAGGTCCCTGTCGGGTGAGAACCTTACTGCCAAGGAGAAGTACGAACTTCGGATCAACCCGGCCAACAGTGCTGCCCTGGTCAAGTGGACCCAGCATTTCTACAGACTGGCAGATCCGTCGGTCTTCGGGTGGCGGATGGAGGTCGATGACGACGTCGGCATCGCACTGATCCAGTACCACGATACCTGCCTAAAGCTGGCCCACGTAATGGCCGAGCACGATGAGATCAAGAAGGCCGAGATGGAGCATCGTCACTCCAAGGCCCTCAAGCTCGCCGGCGCCTTCGCATTCGTCGATGGTTCCACCATGATCGATCTCGACCACCTGAACTCGGCAATCAAACTGGTCGAGGAGTCCGGGGACGCCTTCCAGAAGATCCTCAGCCGTGAACCCACCTATGTGAAGCTCGCGAAGTACATCGCTCAGGTGAGATCTGATCAGACCCACGCCGACATCCACCAGGAGCTGCCGTTCTATCCCAAAACCTCGGGTCCGCGGAATGACATGATGATGCTGGCCACGTCCTGGGGCTACCGGAACAACGTCATCATCAAGAAGTCGTTCGTCGACGGCATCGAGTTCTTTAAGGGCGAGACGCTGCAGGAGACCAATCTTGCCAAGCTGGTGGTCAGCTACTCGAGCCACTGGGCCTATAACTACCAGTGCGATACGGCGCCGTTCAACGAGTTGCACATCCTGATGGAACATCCGGACATGCACTGGTCGAACCATCACTACAAAGAAGGCCACCGCACCGAAGAAAACATCCTACCGGGGTTCAACCTCCTGGTTCTCGACATCGACGAGGGCACCCCCCTCGCCACGGCTCACGAGCTTATGCGGGACTACAAGTTCCTGACCTACACGACCAAACGGCATCAGACCGAAGGTCATGGCGATCGATACAGGATGATCCTGCCAATCAACTACACTCTGAAGCTCGACAGTGACGAGTACAAGGAGCTAATGCGTGGGGTGTTCGCTTGGCTTCCGTTCCAGACCGACGAGTCCTACGAGAAGCGGGAAAAGAAGTCCGAAACCTTCCCCGGCCAGGTCTACTACAACGATGATGCAGGGGTGCTCGACATCCTTCCGTTCATCCCCAAGACCAGCCGCTTCGAGCAGGCCCAGAAGCAAAATCAGCAGCTGGCCTCGCTCGATAATCTGGAACGCTGGTTTGCTGGGCGCATCGTCTCTGGCAACCGGAACAACCATATGATCAAGTACGCGTTGTGTCTGGTCGACGCTGGCTGGGACCTGCCTGCGGTACAGAGCCAGGTCCACGCCTTCAACAAGAAACTCTCGGATCCGATGGCCGAGCAGGAGGTGGATTCCACCATCTTGATCACCGTCGCCAAGCGATACCAGAAGGGCGCCTGAGCAATCAGGAAACCTTTTCTGGTGTGGGGTTATCTCTGATAATCCAACAAAATAATAAAGGATAATGAATGGACGCGATCAACGAGCAACTGGTACTTATCTCTGGCGAGTCCGGCACTGGCAAATCTGCCAGCCTGCGGAACGTCCGAAACCAGGAGAGGTGGATGTACCTCAACTGCGAGGCCGGCAAGCGTCTGCCGATGCAGAACGGGTTCAAAACCTTCAAGGTCACCGATCCCTACCAGGTCTACGAGGGCTTCGACCACGCAATGACCAACCCAACCAACTGGGATGGCATCGCCCTTGATACGATCACGTTCCTCATGGACATGTTCGAGAGCTTGTTCATCATCGGCAACACCAACACGCAGAAGGCCTGGGGTGACTATGCCCAGTTCTTCAAGAACATGATGCAGGACAAGGTCGTCAAATTTGGCAAGCCCGTGATCATCATGGGGCACACCAAGTCCGAACTCAATGAAGGGGCCATGGAGATGAGGACTTCGGTCCCCGTCAAGGGCTCGCTTAAGAACAACGGCATTGAAGCCTATTTCTCGACTGTGATCTCGACCAAGAAGATCGGGATTATGGAGCTCGAGAAGTACGGGTCGGATCTTCTCAAGATCACCGACGAGGATCGTGAGCTTGGTTACAAGCACGTCTTCCAGACCCGGCCCACCAAAACGACCGTTGGTGAGCGCATCCGTTCACCCATGGGGATGTTCACCAGAGCACAAACCTACATGGACAACGACGCTCAACTTCTCCTGGATCACCTGCGTAAGTTCTATACCTGATCTCAGGATCCTACCCCCGACTAGCCCACCACTTTCAGACAACAAGGAAAATATGAATGACCAATGTTTTTGGCAACCTGACTACCGACGGCCTCGAAGAATCCCAGGATCGCATTGGCGGCTTCCGTGTCCTCGAATCCGGCCCTGTCAGGGGCAAGATCAAGATCGCCTACGCCGGCAAGGCATCCGGCTCAAACGCGCAGAGCGTCACTGTCATACTCGCCCACGAAAACGGCGAGTACCGTGAAACCTTCTGGGTCACGAACAAGGCCGGTGAGAACTTCTACACCAAGGAAGGCAAAAAGAACCCGCTCCCGGGCTTCACCATCATCGACGATCTTTGCGTCGTCACCACCAACAAGTCGTTGGCCCAGCAGCCGGGCGAGGACAAGGTCGTTAATCTCTACGACTACGAGCAAAAGAAGGAAGTCCCGACTTCTGTTCCGATGCTCGTCGAGCTCCTCGGCAAGAATGTCATCTTTGGCATCCAGAAGCACCTCAAGAACAAGCAGGTGAAGAACACCTCGACCGGTAATTACGAGGACACGGCCGAGACCCGCGAAGAAAATGTCACCGACAAGATCTTCCACTTCCCGTCAAACCTGACCGTCGTCGAGGCCCGTAAGGGCATCCAAAAGGCTGGGTTCTACGATGCCTGGGTAGAGCGTAATACCGGCCAGACGCAGGATCGTCGTTCGATCAAGGACGGCCAGGCGAGCGCCCAGAGCGGTCGGACGGGTCGCCCGGGTGCCCCACCGAAGTCCGGTGAGGGTGCTGCCAAGACGACGTCACTGTTCGGCGCCTAAACATTAGCATCGAAGATATCACGTAATGCTGATCCAAATCCTCGGCATGGATCCAAGTCTCACTAACTGGGGACTTGCCGAGGCCTCCTTTTGCCTCAAGACGGGCATCCTGCAGACGCCCTTTCTCTCATTGGTTCAACCTGATGAGTTGAAGGGAAAGCAGGTCCGGGTCAATTCCAACGACCTTCACCGATCTGAACAACTGGCCATCCGGGTAATCGAGGCCGCCAGGAAGGCCAAGGCAGTTTTCGTCGAGGTGCCGGTTGGATCTCAATCTGCCCGGGCGATGGCCAGCTACGGCATCTGTGTCGGTATCCTGGGAGCCGTTCGTGCGCTCGGGGTGCCACTTATTGAAGTTACTGCTACCGAGAGTAAACTCGTCTTCACCGGCGACAAGAATGCCACCAAGCGGAAAATGATCGATAGGGGGTACGAGCTTTACCCTGATGCGAACTGGCCGTGGCACGCCGGGAAAATCCCTGATAAAGCAGAGCACATGGCCGATAGTATCGGTGCCATCCATTCGGGCGTGCGGACGCCCATGTTTCAAAACCTAATGCGACTCTTCAGAGAGGTATAACCCATGCAGATCTCCACCCAGGTCATGACTACAACCCGGATCATCCTGAACCAGAAAGAGATCGAGGACGCGCTGATCGCGTACCTGCGGTCCAAAACTGAGATCCCCAATAACGTCAAGTTCGACATCGACATTGGCGACAATGCCGACAAAGAGCTCGAGGGCGAGATCACGATCTTTGGCGGTTCGGATATTCCCTTCGATCCTCCGTTCACGGAGAACACCAAGCCGGCGGCCGAGCCCAAGCGCCGCGGTGGCAAGGGTACCCAGGCTGAAACCCGACAGACTTTCACCGTTCCCGACGAGCAAGAAGCTGTTGAGGATACGGATGGTAAGACAACGGGTGAGACCCGTCAGGTCGAGCTCCCAGCCACCGTCGCTACGAATGAACCCAAGCCGGATGCACCCAAGGTTGAGACCGAGGTCAAGCCGGCGATGATAACTGCGAAGATCTTCCCTGATCCTGCCACGTCAGCGGCGTACACGCCCGTACCCGCGGAACCCAGCCCCGAGGTGAAGGCGAAATCCCTGTTCGCCAACCTAGTGAAGCCGGCCAACTAGGCCGGCTTACATGGGAGCCTTCGTCAAAGCCCTGCTCATATCGGGGCTCATCACCGGGGGGTTATTCGCACTTGTGTGGGCGGCAGTTCCCTTGATAATGTTTTTGATAATCACGGGAATATCATACGTGATTATAAAGGAAAATCAGCAAGCCCGTCGTAACGTCCAGCATCGACGGTAGGAGCTGGAGGATTTTTCCTCCAGCTTTTTTCTTTTATCTCGTTAGGTTGATCCAGGGATTGAGCTGCCAGCTACTGAGGCCCATTCCCGGGCCGACCGAGTAGCCAAGCTTCCCGTCGTTGAACAGCGCCACGAAGTTGTCGACCAGTGGCGTACCAATGTCCCCAAGGACCGGGAGCCGCGGCGCCGACAGCATCAGCAGGGAGCGCAACGGGTTGTGTCGAAGCAGATAGACCGCCTCTTTCATGATGCGCAGCTTGTAGTTGTAGAACCACAGCAGGCCCACGCTCTCAAGATACTGGCGTGAGCGGCCGGCCAGGCGGTTGTAGTTGATGAACGCCTCGTTGACGGTGGCGATCGCGTCTTTGGTTTTCACCTTCTTGCGCTTGGTAAGGTCCTCGTAGAGCACCGCCTTGGCGACGAAATCACCGTACTGGACCGCACGAGCGAGGCCTTTGAACAGGGCCGTGTCCCGAGTGATCAGGGCATAGCGAGCCGGGGTCCGGAGAGGTTCCTTAAGCCGATTCACCTTGTCTTCGATGAAGCCCAACCACTTGCCATCGGCGATCGCCAGATCCTCACCCGTTACCTGGCCGTCTGAGATCGCCGAGAACTCGCCGGCCTCGATGAGTGGCCAAATCGACATGCGCTTGTAGCTATCACGGATCGACTGGAGCTGGTTCGTAATGCGTCCGACGGTTGCATCGTCCTTCTTGCTCATTGCCGCCCGCAGATCAGCCTCGAGGTCGATCTCCTGAGCCCGACGCTTGATATACGTGTTGATCTCGGCCGTCTTGGCCTGGAACCCATGGATGATCGAGCGGATCGGCACACCCCGGTTGAGCAGTTGGAGCATGTTCGACACGATGTTGGCAGTTGGCACTAGGATCGACTTCACCACGATGTTCGTCTTCACATTGCCGACGAGCTCCTGAAGATTGGCCTCGACACCCACCAGCAGCTCATAGGCAGTCTTCTCCTTGAGGATCTTCCGGCCGCCAAAGATCCCGGTTGCGATTTTCTCGAACTGGGAAGCTACCTTGGGATTCCAGCGGGTCTTGCCCGAAAACAGATCCCCGACTGACGCCTGGCGGGCGCCGAAAGTGTCAAGCAACATGTCACGGCGGACCATGAACCGGCCAGGACCGAAGGCCGCAGCGATGGCTTTCTTCGCCTGGTTCGGGATAAGACCCACGGCCTCGATTAGGATACGATCGTCGGTCTTGGGATTGAGCTTTGCGATGTTTACGAACTCGTCCTGGCGGCCATCCTTTTCGCCCTGGATCCAGATCTCGTGGAGCCGGTCGACCAGCTGTTGGTTGACCTCCTGGGCCAGGAGCTCTTCAGCCTGACGACCACGCCATACGCCGATCATCTCAGCCAGGTCGGTAGAGTGATCAAGGTTCATGAGCCGCTTTGGATCAGCACCACGTTCGAAAGCATAGAGCCTACCCCTGTCATCATAGACCGGAAGCAGGTTCTCGTCTGTCTGGCGCTGATTGGTTATAAGGCGTTCGATGCGCTGGACACTTGGGTAGTCCTCAATACGCCCCGCCATGATTGCGCCCACCGTGAAGCCCGATTCGGGATCAATACCCGAGGCCGTCTGATGTACCGTTTGGAGTACACCCTGGGTGAAGGGAGCCCGCCCCGAGACGGGGGCGAAATAGTATGAGCGCTTCCCGAGGAGCCGATCGGCCGATGACCCAGTATACGCATCGATCCGAGTGTAGCCGCGGCTGAGTAGGTGAGCATGCTCGGTGTCTGAGGCAATGATCAGGGAGCCCCCGTTTTGAACTTCCGAGGGGATATGCCCCTTGTAGTGGTTGTACAGCGCCGTGTCATTGCCATCGAGTTTTGCGAGTTCATCCGCACGCTGACCGATGAGATAGCTTGTGACAAATTCTACACCCTCGCGCTCACCATTTTGGAGCAGATTTGTGACGGCGTCCTTGGCGGCCTGATCGGTTTCCGCAATCGCATAAAGTGTCACCAGCCGATCAATCTCCTCAATTAGCTGAGGCGCCGCCTTATGGGCCGTCGACCGGATGCCCAGGAGATTACCAATAGCGGTAGCATTGCGCAGGAGTTTGGTCCCATGCTCGCCGCTGACCATGTAGTGCGCCAGCTGCTCAGCCTTGGCCTTGATGAAGTCGATGTGAACTTCATCCTGTGCCTTGATCGAGCGCTCAAGGCCTTCAATCTCGTTGGCCAAACGATTGGCGTCCGTAAGAAGCTCGAGAGCGCCGGCGACGCCGAAAGAACCAGTGAGTGAAGCCAGATCAGTCTTGCCCAGGGCTTTGAACATCGCCGTCCAGTTCGCCTTCGAAACCGGTTTTTTGAACATCCGGTTCAGCTTGACCGGCAGCTCGTCGCGGAACTGCTGACGCACCTGCTGGACGGTTGCACGCACCTTCGAGATCATGTCGAAAATGGGAGCGTTTTCACTGGTACGCCCAACAACGTCGGCGATCACTTCCTTGAACGGGTTCAGGCCGTTGCGTTTGTTGAGCCAGGAGACCATGCCCAAAGCAGCAACGGTCGCCTTCTGCTCGTTGATCATCGTGGCGACAAAGCTCACGAGGCCGGCGCCTGCTTTCACTATCCGGCTATTACTATTGCGGACGATCTCGGCCGACTTCTCGGCGATGATCGCGCTCTTATCCTGAACCAGATTAGCGAGATAATTATTGATCTTGTCGAAACCGTTTTCGGTGCGCTGCCCGATGAAGGTCCGCTGGTCGCCGACATTCTCGATCATTGCGTACATCAGGTTGTCGAGGGCATAACGGACATTGGTGGCCTTGGATCCCTCACCCGACATCCGGACTGACAGGCTGTTCATCACCGCATTGCCGGCGTTCTCGAGCACGGCGTCGAGGCCCGTGGCTTCACTCTTGTCCGCCTTCGGCTTCTCGATCCCTTTGAGAACGTCACGGAAAAGATCGCTGGTCATCGCTAGAGCCAGGAACGAAGACAACAGTGACGACCGGCCGTGCTTGTCGGTCACCTGAATGAAGCGGCCGAGGAGAGCGTCGTATTTCTGACGAGCCTGGTAATCGTCGTTGACGTCACTGGGGTCATCATTCTTGCGAAATGCAGTGTACTTCAGCCCTTCGATGACATGCGCGTAGAGATCCTCCATGCGCGAGAGCGCATTGGAGTTGAGCTCGATCTCGGTCATCAGCGCCAGCTGGACAGAGGTAAAAGTGCTCTGCGCCTGCATCGTCCCGAGGTCCTGGAAGTGGTAAGCGAAAGTCGTGGTAACCTGCTCAGCCAGTCTCCTGGAAGCGTCCATCTCGGCCTGACGCAGGACCTGACCCATCTTGGCGATAGGGCCACCATCACCCTTCAGCCAGCCGGTCACCTTGTTGTTGAGCCGCCGCCGGATTTCGACCAGCCGGTCACTCTCGCCAAAGCTCTTGGACTGGTACATGACCACCGCGGAGGAGTCCTGCTGAAGCAGCTCCAGCTGGGTCGGACCGTTCATCAGAACGCGGGTGTTGAAACGCAGGTTCGAGAGGAGTGAGTCACCAACCCGGGCACCTTTCTTTGGGTCACCCCAGAGCAGCGACTTGAGTGTTGCGAGGACATCCCCGACGATACGCCAGAGCGGGTTTTTGATCTTGATCTTTTGAGCAGTCTCAGCCAGGTGCTGGTTGCCTAAGACCCAGGCCATGAACTCATTCAGTGCCTCGGTCTTCTGGCCCTTCTGCAGGCGGCTATGGATCGCATCCTCGGCCAGCCGGCGGGCGTCATAAGCCTCGACACGGTTCTCGCGATTGGGGTCGAGGCGCAGCCACTCCCCCATTAGCCCTTCGATACGGGTGACAGCGTCACGCTCTTCCTGAGAGAGCAGCGACGGATCCTGGTAGAAGGCCCGAACTTTGTCGATCGTGGCAGCGTGGATCAGTTCGTGGACGATCGTCTCCGGGTACGTGTTTCGGATCAGGATTGTCTTAGTGACCGGATCAATCTTGCCGCGCTCGGTGTTGGGGGTGTAGCGCTCTGGCTCGTTGGCCTGTTCCCAGGCATCGAGCACAGAACCCGAACCAAAGACCATGCGGTACCCAGATCCTGCGAGGAGCTTGGTCGCCTGGCGCATCATCTCTCTCTGGGTCGGCGTCAGCTGGTTGCTAATCGCCTTGAACAACGCTGGCAGTTCGTCTGCCTGGACCACACGAGCACCGAGCTCATCGACCTTGCCCACCGTGGCGAGGGCTTCCGTAGCCTTATTTTGCTGGAGAACCTCGAGGCTCTCCCTTACATGTTTCAGTTCGATCTGAGCCAGGTGGTACTTATAGCGCTCGTTCATCGCATCCGCGATGTCGTCGTAGGACGCATCTGGGCTCAGGGCAATAGTACCCTGGTTCACGAACGGTGACTCCGCGCTGGCCATCTGGTCGACCGAGAACGGGAATTCCTTGTAGGTCAGGCGCCGGGCATCGGTCTCGTCCGCCAGCCAGCTCATACTCTGTAAGATATCCTCAAGGATCTCCGGGACCGTAGACAGGGTGATGTAATCGTCGGGACCGACGTTGAAACGACCAAGAGCAACCTGACTCAGTTCCTCGAGCGCCTGTTCCTGCTGGACAGTCCGAGGTGCCGAGCCATCGCCGAATAGTGCCTCGATCGGCTTCTTGGCGAGGAAAGCCTTAAAGCTTTCGAAGGCTGCACGCACCGGGTTCGCTTCGCTGGTCCAGGTGCTGAACACAGACTGGTTGATGAGCTGCGAGTAATCGTCGATTGCGTCGACCGGCATGTTGAGGCCGTCGAAGACAGGCAAGACCCGGTTGGCCGAGCCATTCTTGTTGGTCGCAAGGAAGTTGATCTGCATCTGCCCTTCGCCGGAGCCGATGACGAGAGTGGGAATGACCTTCACGCCCGCGAGGGTGGGCCCATAAACCGTGGCCGGAATGCTCATGTCACCAGTCAGCGACCGGGAGAAACTTTCCGGGAAGCTGACGCTGATCTGTTGGTCACCGATGGTGATCGCCTGCGTCTCGAACAGATCGCTGGTCTCACCACCCGAGAGGAAATAGCTCTGCGTGCCGGTGCTGATTATCGGCGAGAATGGTAGCAGGGATTGACGAATATCATCCTGCTCCTGCTGGGACAGGAACTCACCCTTGGTGTAGCCAAACTCCTCCGGGTTCGCCTGCTTCATGGCGAGACGGGTGGCTATCTTATCGAGGAACATCGCCTTGAGGATAATCGACTGGATCTGCGTCGACTGCTGAGTGACCGATGTCACCGAGCTGACGTGGGTGGTAACCATGTCCTCAATCGCCGAGCGCATCGGATTGACCAGGAACGCCTTGATGTTCGAGCGCAGATTTTTGTACTGCTTCGAGCTGAGAGTGAAGTCCTGGGCCGAACCAGAGATGGCAATAGGCTTACCCGTGGCGTACCACTCTTCCATGTCGTTCTTGAGAGCAACTTTTGAGGTCAGCGCACTTAAATCGTCTGCAAACTCGTCCGAGAGCGAATCGCTCATGGCACGGGTACCCGCAGTGGACAGTATCTCATAAAGTGACGTGAGCAGCTCATCCGTGATCTTTCCGGCGATGCCCGTGGCACCTGAACCATAGATGGTGATCGTCAGCGGGTTTTTGATGATCCCACGCTTGATGGTGAGCTCACCGGTGGCCGAGTTAAAATTGACGTTGACATCGAGCTCCGCAAGCAGTCTCTGGAACGACTGGAAGAGCTGATGCGCTTCAGGATTATCCTTCTCGATCTCCTGACCAAGAGCCTTGACACGGATGGCCGTATCATCGGCGCCTTCCTCGTAGAGGTCCTTATTGTCTTCGGACATGTGAGCGTTGAGTGTCTTGCCCAAGCGGCCTAAGAATGCACCCCCCTTGGCGACGGTCTTCAGCCAGGTCGACGTGATCTCGCCGGTCCCGTAGAGGAGCAGCGAGTTGATCGGACCGCTGGTCTTGCCGTCCGCTTCCAGGTAGGTGAACGTCTCGAGGTCCTGGCCACCATCACGAGCCAGCTCATACTTGGCTACGGCCAGGAGTGAGTGGACCCCGTGCATCGTGAGGCCAGCAACCTTGAGCAGCTTCAATGCTTCCGAAGAAAAACCAGCCTTCAATGCCTGAACCAGAGGATAGAGAGTTCCACCTTCGGTCATGGCCGAAGCGATCACTTTCTGGGCGACGACCGCACGGGTTTCCCTTTGGGTATTGAGACCGATGCCCTGGCCGATTGCCATCAGGAAGCGCTGGAACATTTCGCTCCCTGGATCCGAGAGGTCGATCGTGCTCTGGGTCGGCATGAAGATCTCGCGAGCGAACTTGTCCGTTTGTGGGTTGCTGAGGCCGTCCATCTGGATGCGGCCGAGCTTGTTGACGTGGTGCTTGTAATAGACGACACGCTGATCTGCAGGGTAGTTTTCCACCGCAGCCATCTGCCGGGAGACGTTCTCGAAGGACGAGGCGAGCTGCCGCTGGAGGCCTTTGAGTGACTCCCAATCATTCTTGTTGAGGCCTATCTCGGTGTAGGACTTGTCAAGGTCACCCGTCTTGTAGGGCTTGCCGCTCATTAGGGTGACGAACGCCTCCACCCCCATGGCCTTAAAGAAATCGAAGACCATATTGTTGGGCCGATACGGTGTGGCCTGGGCATTCTCGAGAGCCTGACGCTGCATGGGCGTGGTCGGCACCATGCTGTTGCGTAGCTGGGTCTGGTCGACACTCTGTATCGGCTTACCGATTTGGTAACCCTCAGCTTCACGCTCGATCAAAGCCATGTCGGCAAGGAGATTGCTGATCGGGCTTAGGGACTTCATCAACTTACCAATAGCCGTGTACTTGCCCTCTTTATTGGTGCGAACCGAGTCGAACCAGACGCGGTTGTACACCTTATTGGTGCCAAGCTCAGGGTAATCCAGCGCCTTGTCGCGGATGCCGAGTTCCAACAGACCAGCGCTCTCGAGACCATGCAGGATCTCGGCGGCGACGGCTTCCGGGATGCCTTTCACGTAATCGTCGAGTTCGTCCTTATTGGCTTCGACGCCCCAAAACTTCCGGATGTTCTTGGCGAGGTCACGCTTAGCCGTATCAAGCGAGATGCCCTGCTTGAAGTCGTCGATATGCTTTTGTTTCACTTCGTCTGGCCCGACGCCGAGAATAGCAGCCACATCGTCACGGTCCAACGGAACCACACGATCGGTGGCGTTCATCACCCAGTCGAGGCCGGCGAGGATAGCCGTCTCGATCAGGGACTGATTATATCGATAACCCTTGTCTGTTTTCTCCATAATGTTCAGCACGCGGAGATCGCGCCAACGGTTGATCTCCTCGCCGGCATTGAGCATTTCGAGCAGGGACGGCTTGCCATTTTTCTTGGCGGTGAGCACGTCACGTAGACGCTGCTTCATCGTCTTGAGGACGGTGTCACCAATGGTGAGCAGCTCCAGAACGGCTGCTGCGTCTTCACCGGAAACTTGGTACTTGACTTCTCTACCATCCATAAAGCTGCGCAGCCCACGGCCGCTCTGCAGCGCCTCGACGAATGCGTTCAGCGGCGCCAGGACCCCGAGCATGCGGGAGCTTCGTGTCCGGGCCAGCCGGAAGGCGCTATGGAACCAGTTCTTGCCATTAGGCTGAACCAGAGTGGGGAACGCCTCGCTGGTCTTGAGCTGAGTGATCGGCGTCGAATCGTCGAACTCTTCAATGAGCTGCACGACCTCTGCGGCGGACAGGCTGTTAATTGCGTCTGCGTCTGCGTCTGCGTCTGCGTCTGCGTCTGCGTCTGCGTCTGCGTCTGCGTCTGCGTCTGCGTCTGCGTCTGCGTCCACAGTATCCTTG